ATAATTTGATAAATGGATATGGTGGAGTTCGTGGAATAAGAATAAATGAAAAGCAGTACTATCAGTGTTATTCCATTGGAACCGATAACAGCTACTATATCAGACAAATAAGAGCTGATTTGACTAATGTGTTTTACGATGGCACTCCTAGAATTGAAACATATAGTTTAAAAAGAAATTGGTTTTTTTGGTTCCAAGAAGATGTCCGTTACAAATTGTATATTCCAGAAAATTCACTACCAAAAGATTTTGAATTTGATTTAGAGTAGTGGTATAGGTTTAAAAGCATGAAGATTGATCGTTTAGAAAACTGCAAATGGCGTGACGATTTCACATGGATCTGCTTTAATGGCGATTCTGAAATGTGCGCCGATGTAGCAGATGATGATTACTGCCGTAAATGTGAATTGTTTGAGGTAAAAGAAAATGAGTAAACTGGACATGTCAAAAGAATACAACACCAGATTCGATGAACTGCGCCGGAATCGTGTTGAAGTCAGCTATTACAAATACGGCCCGGCGGCACAGAATTTCGGCAGAGGAAATGTACAGGCAATTCCAACATTGGAAAAATGTTTGCAGAAATATAAGGAAACTGGGAACGGAGACTATCTTTGCGACATTGCAAACTATGCCATGTTTGAATTTATGTATCCTCAGCACCCGAAAGCACATTTTCGCGCAACCGATAGCTCGGAGAGTGCCGGCATAGTCGGAATGAGCGTGAATGAAATGGAGAGATTTAAGAATGAAGAATATTGTTAGCAATGTCAGCGTTTACGGCTTAGAAAATAGCTTCAGAGTTTCAAAATTCCCAATGTCGGTAGATTCTGATAAGTGCAGTGCAGACTATACTAAAACAGTAAAGAAGCTCGGAACGGCCGAAAAAGGTAGTGGGCATGATAATTTCTTAAAGGGGATAATAGTTCAGTTTGATTTATCGTTTACAGTTAAAGCCTGGACAGAAGCTGAAAGATATCATTGGTTCGACATCGTGTCTTCCCAGTCCACAATGCACAAACTTAGTTCAATGAATTATGATGAATGCTTCTGTAAGTATGTTACAGATAACACTAAAAATGAAATGAACCGGCTTAAAGCAGTTTACAATGCGACCAAAGAACCGGAAGATTACCTGGCTCTGCTTTATAATTGCCCGACAGGAACAATTCTTACTGCCGGAATTACAACAAACTATCAGCAGTTAAAAATCCATATACGCACAGAGAAAGCATCATCGCCTTCCAGAATGGCGTGATTTCTGTAAATGGATTGAAACATTGCCATATCATGAACTGATTACAGGCGAACACGAAAATGAAGACTGAGAAGGCAATAACCATTTTGAGGAATGAACTTCTGAAACATGATTCCCTGTATGACGGATTTTCTGCCAGCATCGCCAGCGCATTAAAGGAACATTGGTGCTGCGGATTGCCGTTTGAGCCAGAGGAAATTGTCGCAAAGAAGATTCTGGATTATTTGATTGGAGATGAGAAGTAAAATGATTACGTTAGCATTACTATGGTGGATTGGAAAGATAATCGAAGCACCTACACTGTATTACGTGCTTATCTTGATTTCGGCGTTTGCCAAGTCCATTAGGTTTGGTATTGGTTTTTATGAGTGAGACAATGAGAGAACAAGATGTATGCATTTAAAATCGTGACAACTACTTTAGACATTATCATGATGTGCATTGTATTTTTTTTCATTCGAAGTAGTTCATGCGAAAGAGATAAAACGGCTATCACTGGATTTTATGCAATGCAGATTTTGTATTTGATGAATCTGTTTTGCATGTGGTATTAAAAAAATGCCCTGTCAGGCTATGAGATCAAAAGAGAATGGTTGCAAAGAAAAAGCACAATGGGGCATTCGGAGAATAAAACTGGGAATATCCGAGGTATTTATAGCGGATTGGTGTAATGGTAGCACAAAACACTTTGACTGTTTTAGAAAAGGTTCGAATCCTTTATCCGTTGTTGTTTATCATTTTTTTGATAGACCTCCTTTATACTAGAACCTCCTAGCGGAAAGCTGATTAAAGGTGCGTCACAAGTGCCGGGAGGTTTCGGAAATAGAAAATATTTCCTAGTGCTTAGGCATAGCACGATAAATATGTTGCTAACGGCAGAAATGCCGTTTAAGAGAGTGTGTCGGAATGGTAGACGAGCGCAAGGAAGCGTGTATTACTTAGCGAGCGCGCAGGCGGCAATATGTTAAAGGTTCGAATCCTTTCACTCTCATTTTGCAAGAGTACCCAAGCGGTTATGGGGCAGGCCTTATAAGCCTGTTGCGGTATGTTCGACTCATACCTCTTGCATTTTTCCATAGAGCAAAAGTTTTTGTATCTGCGAACGAACCTTGCGAAAAAACTTTTCCAGAGAGATAAGACCATAGGCCGTGAGTAGCAGTAGTCGGTGATTCTGGAATGTTCCCGGAAGTAAATTATTAGTGCCACATCTTGTATGGTAAATAAGTTGGACAAGTGGTTTTATAAGGGAATTGTCGTAAGTCGATGTATAAGTCGTGTCGAATATATGGCAACGATCACAAGATAAACGACTTGTGATTTGCGGGACGCCGGGCTTATATCACAGGCGAATTGACATATGGTGTTCTCTGGTATCCGGAGCGTAATTTTGCTGACGAGCAATCCATATGTAAAGCGGCTGGAAACTATGCTGTATATTTATATGTGGTCTATGGTGAAGGTCGATATATCAATGTTTAAACCAGGTGAGTGGTCTTACATGGTGGACGAATGCCCGACATTGATTAACCCTGCACAGCCCTTGCGGACATAAAATGGGGAGTTGCCTTGTAGCTCAGTTGGTAGAGCAGCGTATACATGAACTGGCGTGTTGTCGGTGGTTCGAGTCCACCTAGGGCAATTAAAACAATTTCGGGAGGGAATATCATGGAAACAAGTATGATGTCGAAAGAGGAACTGGTGGAGAAAAACCTTGATCTTCTTAATGAAAATGCTCTGCTTAAATCAGAAATGGCAAGAATTCGTTTGGAAGGAGAAAGAAAAGAATGTAGGGTTGAGGAACTGGAAGAACTATGCAAAGACCTTCAAGACCAACACCAACATGATTGCATCCGGTACAACGACATGAGGACAGCGTTTTTGAAAGCAGTCGACGAGTTGGTGACGTTGAGGAAACAGTTTGGGGTGGTACGGTAATGTATATTTACGAATCACATATGGGTGGTCTTTATACTTCTGATTATCCTTTAAATTATGAACAGACTTATTGTGAAACCTGTGGAGATTCTGATTGGCTTATCGGATATGCTGAAACCAGAGAAGAAGCATGGGAAATTTTAAAAGATTATACAAATATCAATGGTTCTGGTGGCTGGGACTATGATTATGTGCAGGAGTTTTTGAAAATTTGGGAGGAATAATATGAAATTCTGTTTTGGAGATATTGTTGTAGTTGATGACGGACTAATTGGCGTTGTAGTAAAAAGTTGGTGTCGTTCTTCACAGAGGAACGAACCAAACCATGATGTCTATGTGAGAGTGTATAACGGAATTAAAAATTATCCAGAATCGAAAATGCAGAGGTATATGGTTCGGCATAAATACCTTTCTGAAGAAGAGAAAGAATATCAGAAAAATGCGGTGGAGAGATTATAGTTATGTCAGAATACAGAGCAATCTACAAATGCCGGATGTGCGGAGAAGAATATTCAGATGCAGTTACAGGAGAAATGGTTGCAATGGCATTGACAGTTGCATTGACTGTAAAAGACAGCACAGAAAATGTTAGATACAACGGGAAACTTCATAGACATGGAATTCATGAATGTAAAGATGGTTCTTTCGGATATTCAGACTTTATCGGGTTTAGAAAGGTTGAGTAATGAAAATAGCAGGTAAGGAAATCAAGGACGAATGCCAATACTGCGGAGAGATTCTTCAATGCATGTTATTTCGTCAAGGGCATGGAATTCAGCAAAGAAGAACTAATATTGCAGAAATGGTCAGATGCCAGATAAAGCACAAAAAAACGAGGTGCAGTAATGGGGAAAAATAATAAGCTTATTAATTCGCTTAACTTAATAGCGAAAAAGAAGCAGGCGGAAAACATTGGGAAAGCGGCGGATCAAATGGTTCCGCAGATTTATGCCGCTATGGCAATTGCATTGCACCGGTTATATGGGTTTGGCTATGAACGTATTAATCGAGCATTCAAGGAATCTCAGGATATCTGGGAGGAGTTTGACGGCTATATTGATGAAATGGCTGAATTATGTGAAAAAGAAACTGGAGTGACAGTGATTTTTAAGAACCCAGAGGGGCAGGAATGAGTATGACAGAAATGACAGAACATATTTCAGGGCAGGATTTTTCTAAAATGATGAATCCTCCCTTACCTCATGATGGAAAGTCTTATATTTCTTATGGCAAAGATAATAAAGCGTATGTTTCTTGCGGCCATTGCGGGAAAAAGCAATTTCCGATAGAAAAAAGTACGGTTATACGAAATTTGCCTTGGAGATGTAAGTCAAGCAAATGCAAACGTATTTTTACTGTGAATGTGGAGTGATAGAATGGAAAGAAGATATATTTTAACACTAACAGAAAAGCAGGCAATCTTAATCAAAGATGCCCTGGAAGAGTATTTCCGGATTCGCATGAATCAGTGGAGCGATTTGGCTGATTCGTTAGTCATGAAAGACATTGACCTTTCACCTCATAATACGAACCACGCGAATATTTTTGAGCGATATATTATAGAACGTGAGGCGGTTCGGAAAGTTTTTGAGTGTGCCGGACGAATTATTTGGGAGAATCAGAGAAATCCAAAGTCAGAAGAACAGCTGATTGCAGAGGACATCTGGCAAGTTATCCGGCATCAGTTATGGAAAGATAGCGAGAACAGAAATGATTGGAGTGTGGATTCAAGGAAGCCTTTGAGAGTGAGCAATGAACCATTGCCAGAAATGAAGAAAGTGAAGGAATAGACCATGAAAAACTGGAAGTTACCGTTGATTATTGCAGTGGTATTTATTTTTACTTTTGGATTGACTGGATGCCAAAAAGGTGGAAATCGCATTAAAAATGAACATAAAACTGATTACAGCATCCTAATTAATTTCGGTTCAAAGTTTGTATATACCTTTAAAGATGAAGAAACTGGTGTGTGGTATATTTCAACACCTGAAGGTGTTACACCTAGATTTAATTCAGACGGAACATTATATGTGAGTGATTCAACCTGTAAGGATTTCTTACAAGTTGAGAGGAAATAAAATAATAAACATCAAAGTCGCAAGAGCCGAAATCAAGAGCCGGACTTTCCTAAATAAACAGGGGGAGGAGGCTCTTTTTTAATGCTTGAAGGAAGTATGGAATGGTACAGAGGACTGTTCCAACAAATTATAAATGACGGATTGAAGAACAAGGTCAACCAGCGGGACTGTCTGGATCTGCTTCTGAATATGAGAGAGGACTTCACTTTCTCAGAAAACAAGGAAGCCAGAGATTATGCCATGAAAATCAGCAAGTACGCTCATGAGATGGCGGGATATATGGCAGCTCAGACAGGGAGCGGGGAATTTGATGATTTGTACTGGAAGTATTTGTTGTTAGAAGCACAAAACTATCAGGTGGACAGCGGATTGCTTTATTTGGAGAAGAACAGACTTCCCAAAGAACGGTTTTATGAGCCGAGACGGGAAGTGTTCGTAAAACATCAAATTATACAGAGCTTGCAAGATTTAATGGATGATGAATTGGATATATTTGGCTTGAGTGTCCCGCCCGGATGCGGAAAATCCACACTTGAAGATTTTTTTCTTTCACTTGTCGGCGGGTGGTTTCCGAACGATTTCAACCTTTCATCAGCACATAGTAGCATTTTGACCCGTTCCCTTTACGATGGGGTACTTGAGATTATCAATGATCCGGTGGAATATACATGGCATGAAATTTTCCCAACAGTACAGCTTACCAATACCAATGCGAAAGAAACAACTGTAAACCTTGAAAGAAATGGACGATTTAAGACGTGGACATTCCGGTCTATAGACGGTTCTCTTACAGGTGCTACCCGATGTAATAGATTTCTTACAGCTGATGACCTTGTGTCTGGTATCGAAGAGGCATTGAACAAAAACCGATTAGAAACCCTTTGGACAAAGGTTGTCAACGATTTACGTTCCAGAAGATTAGAGGGATGCAAAGAAATTTATATAGCGACTAGGTGGTCGGTACACGATCCCATCGGTAAGCTGCAGCAACTTTATGAAGGAAATCCAAAAGCTAAATTCATAGCAATTCCAGCTTTAGACGAAAACGGAGAAAGCAATTTTATGTTTACTGTAAACGGATTCTCTAAGAAATACTTTATGGACGCAAAAGAATCTATGGATGATATTTCTTTTAACTGCCTGTATCAGCAGCAGCCAATCGAACGAGAAGGATTGCTTTTACCGGCTTCTGAGCTGAGAAGATTTTTCTTTTCAAAAGACCAAGTTCCAGAGAAACAAGTGCAGTTTAATATTTTCCCGAATAGAGAACCAGATGCTATATGGGGCGTGTGTGATACCAAAGATAAGGGAACAGACTTTGAATCATTGCCGATTGCCTATCAGTTTGGAGAAGATTTTTATATTCCGGCAGTAGTGTTTGATGACAATACAGATTACGATACCTTAGACAGGAAAACAGCGGACATAATTATTGAGCATAACCCTCATAAGATGAGGTTTGAGTCGAATCAAGCCGGAGGACGTATTGCAGACAATATCGAAAAAATGGTTAAGGGAAAATGTAGAACAAGTATTGAAACGAAATATACTACAGCGAATAAAGAAACCAAAATACTGGTTAATGCAGACTGGATCAAAAAACATTGCCTCTTTTTAGAACCAAGTCTTTACACGCCGAAATCTGATTATGGATTGTTTATGGGGAATGTTTGCAGCTATACAACAAAAGCAAAAGTGCCTCATGATGACGGAATAGATTCACTCAGTATGTTGGCGGAGTACGTGCAAGATATGTTTGGAAGAAAAGAATCCAGAATCATAAAAAGTCCCTATTAGGAGGTAGAACATTGAAAAAGAGAGCTTTATCATTACAAAAATATGGGATATCAGCCAAGCGATATAAGGAACTCTGCGGCTTCTGCGAGCAGTATCCGGAATGGAAGGAAGAGTTAGAGGAACTTAAACCTGTGATAAAATCGCAATGTATAGATGGCATGCCGTATTCGCAAACAAATGCTATCAATGATGAAACCTGTGATTTAGCTATTAAACGGGTAAATGTTTCAAAAAAAATTAAGATGATTGAAGATACAGCAAAAGAAGCATCTCCAGAAATGTGGGAATACATAATCAAATCAGCCTGTTATGAGCAGCCGTTCTGGTATCTTAGAGATATATCTAAAATCCCCATGAGTGAAGCTTCTTTTCTTGACAGAAGACGATATTTTTTCTACCTTTTGAGCCAAAAACGGTAAAAAGTGAGTTCCTAGGGGACGTTATTCTATTGTATAATAGTATTGTGAAAGAATAAAATGAAGCACTTGGAGAAATCCAGGTGCTTTTTATTTTTTAGGAGAAGATATGGATAAATTGAAGCAGAAAGAGTCTAAAGCTGAGAAAATCTGGGTTGACATTCCGACATTTTATAAAGACAGAAAATGTGGTTCCGGATTAACTTTCAGCGGAAAGTATGTAGTGCGGAAATAAGGTGGTGAGAATATGCGTCTGCTTGGTAGGCAGAGGATTTATACAGATGCTGAAACGATAAACAAGAATAACGTTGTCGATGTATTGCAGAAAGCCTACGCAAAACATAGGCAGAACGTATTGGAAATACAATATCTCATAGATTATGAGCGCGGAGAACAGCCTTTACAGCGGGCAAAAAAAGTCAGACCTGATATTGATATCCAAGTGAATTCCAGCTTGCCGAACTACATTAAAAAGTTCAAGAAAGGATATAACTGGGGAAATCCAATTCTTTTGGTACAGAGAGGGAATAAGGAAATTCATAATACGGATGAAAATACAGATGATTCGGGAATATCCGGTCTGAATGAAATGCTCAAGAATGGAGAGGATATTTCATTCAAGGATCAGCGAATGGCAGAGTTTATTGAAATTTGCGGAATCGGGCATAGGATGATTGAACCTAAATCATTTCCAAAAGAAGTAAAAGAAGTTCCAGAATCGCTTGTAAATATTTACACATTGGATTCCAGATTTGCCTTTATGGTATATCAGAATGGCCCGGGGCAAAAAGAAATGATGGGAGTATCCTATGCAAAGCGTTCTGGAAAAAATTATTTCACCTGCTTTACAGATACAGAACGGTTTGAAATCGAAGCAGGGGAAATAAAAAACCATTCGGCTAATATTTTAGGAGAGATTCCGATTGTAGAATATGAGCGGTCGGTTGATCGCACAGGATGCTTCGAACGGAAAATTCAAGAGATTAATGCGCTAAATATTCTGGAATCTGATTTTGCAAATGATGTTAGCCAGCGCACACAGGAACTCTGGTGGGGCGACAACATTGATTTCAAAGAAGATGAGAACGGAAATCCGTTAAAACCAAAATCCGGAGACTGGATTCTCACATACAGCTCTGATGGAAAGATTGCTAAGATTGCTCCATTGTCCAGCACGTTTGATGGGGCAAGTACTTTAAATGCAATAAGCTATCAAAGGACAACCATTCTCCAGGATTGCTATGTGCCAATTCAGTATGAGAGCTCTGGCGGTGGCTCTACAGGAACTGCGACAGATATGTCTTCTGGGTGGAGTGCTGCTGAACTGGATGCGTTGCAAGAGCAACAAATGACAGAGAGAGGCAAACGGAAAGAACTCGGCCTTATTCTAAAAGCAATTAAAACCATTCCATCAAGGGTGCTTCCAGCTGATAACCCGATCAGAAAAGTCCATAATAGCGATTGCGATTTCCATTTCAGCCGAAGAAGAAATTATGACCTGATAAACAAGGCTAATTTCCTTGCCCAGTTGGCAAACATCGGAGTTAGCGGACAGCACTTATTTAAGCAGTCAGAGATATTCCCTGATCCGGTTCAGGCATGGATTGATTCAAAGGATATGTTCGAGGCGATTCAAAAGTCTAAAATTTCTGAAACGTCGTCAGCGGATACACGGATTTCTGCTGATAGTTCTGACCAAGTTAAAAATAGCCCTATCTTAGATGGCATGAATACTGAAAACAGCAAACAGGCGGTATAGAATGATTACTGGAATAAGAAGTTTTGATGAACTGAATGCTATGGTAGGGCAAAAAAGAAGTGAGCCATATGAAACCTATTTCGGAGAAATGGACTTAACGGAATCTGAAATAAAGAAACGAATTGCACTGGCAGAAAAGCTGGAAGAACGATTTCTTTTTACACTGGTTTTATTATTTACGATGGTTCAATATAATTCCGTGAATTACGAACGTGCGAGGAAAGAATTTGAATCCGGATACCTAAGAGCTATCAGCGGAACCATCACTGCTGATAATTATATCAAGCAATATATCAAGAATTTTTCTTACAACATAATAGATTCAACGAAAGCTCATGCGGATGATGCATACTACTATTCATCTGACAGGGCTATTTTTATGGCTGAAAATGAATCATTGACCTGTTGGAATCATCAGGATTTTTCAGATGCAGTCAAAACTGGGAAAACCAGAAAGCAGTGGATGGATATCAGGGACAAAAAAGAGAGGGAGACTCATTTACAGGTCGGAAGAACCGTAAAACCGATTGAGGAGCCGTTCTTTGTCGGAGATTCACTTATGCAATATCCAAAAGATACTTCTTTAGGAGCGAGCAGTTCTGAGATAGTCAACTGCCGCTGCACAATTCGATATTTTTAGTTGAGTGGCTAGGAAACTAGGTGCTTTTTATATGTCTGGAGAAGAGACGTTAATCGGAGCAACGTCAAGAGAAATGACGTAAAACAGAGCAAATTTAAAAGTCAGAGAAAGACTATAACGAGCAGAAAGGTAGAAAAGAACATGAAGTATATGAACAATCACTTTGGGAAGACAAATAAGTTTCCGATGAATTTACAGTTATTCGCGGAATCTGGAGCAGATAGCGGAGAGAACACAGAGCCAGATGCCGGCGCAGAAGATGGTGGAGAGAATCCTTCTGTAGAAGAGCTTTTAGCTCAGCTTGCCGAAGAAAGAGCCAAGAGTGCCAGACTTCAGAACGAAAAAGACAGCGCATCCAGTGAAGCGGCAAACTTCAAAAAACAACTTCGTGCAAAAATGACAGCCAACGAGCAGGAAGAAGCAGCTAAAGCAGAGGCAGAGGCGGCTAAGGACGCTAAAATTCAGGAACTTGAAACAAAATTCCGTCTTATGGACTACAGCAAGCGGTTCATGGGCGTTGGAATGGATGAAACATCGGCCACAGAACTGGCAGGCCTGACCGGAGAGATCGCAGAACCAGATAAGTTCTTTTCTGCACTAGATAAATTCGTAAAAGCAACTATTAAAAAAGCCGGTGAAGATTCCGTGGAGGCTCTCATTAAGAGCAATCCTAGCATTAAAGCTGGAAACGGGGACGGAGCCGGAGAATCACTGGCAGTTCGAAAAGCCAAAGAGCTTGCCGGAGGTGTGAGAACAGTAAATCAGGATATTCTTAAAAATTATCTGTAGGAGGAATGAATAATGGCAAGAGGAGATATGAGAGTTGACACTCTGAAGGTTAGCGCAGAGGAAGAGATTCTTAACAGGAAGGAATTCCAGGCAGTGGCAAACACTGTGGATTTTTCCGATGTTGAAACAAAAGATGCAAATGGTTTAAAGGTTGTGAAGGCCGGTACTCCAGTAGACAAGGATGGAAAACCGGTTACAACTACTCCGTGGACGAATGCTTACGGAATTCTGCTTCACGACGTGTATGAGGACAGACCACAGACTGCAGTTCTGAAGCAGGCCTATGTACATACAACACGGGCAAAGGCAAATTGCAACGTCAACTACGATGGTGATTTAGTGAAGGCTTTAAACTTAGCCGGATGCCGTATCGTATTTGAGGAACCTGTGATTCTGGCGTCTGCCGGAGCTTAAAAAACAATTTCCGATTTTTTAAAATTGCTAACCCCGAACAGCTAAGGGGTAGAAAGGATTAATAGAATGAGATTTACAGATTTATTTTCTGCTGAGGCAGTAGCATATAGACAGACTTCCAACGTGAGCAATCGTATGCCGTATGTTGGACAGGCTTTTTTCCCAAATAAGAAGAAAATGGGCATTGACCTCAAATTAATTAAGGCTCACAAGGGGCTTGGCATTGCGTTAAAGCCATCCGCACTTGATTCTCTGGCTACCATCAGACCGAGAAAGGGATTTGAGTCCATCACACAGGAGATGCCATTCTTCCGTGAGTCGATGACAATTAAGGAGCAGGATTTAGCAGAAATTCAGAGAGCGCAGGAATCCAATGATCCATACTTAAATGAGGTCCTTGAAAACATTTACAATGATGCTGACGAGCTGATTACTGGTGCAGAGATTTCTGTTGAACGCATGAGGATGAATCTTCTGGCTCCGCTTGAGGGAGATATGAAACTTACCATCGGCATGGCTGACAACACTCTGTACAGCTATAATTACGACTCTGATGGAAGCTGGAAAAAAACCAACTACATGGCCATTACAACTGAGAGTGATAAGTGGAGCAAGCCGGAAACAGCAAAACCGCTTAACGATATTCAGAAAGCCAAAGAGTCACTTGCGGATGTTGGCGTAATTGCTACATACGCCATGATGACAAGTAAGACACTTAACTATCTGGTCGAATCTTCCCAGATTAGAAATGTCTTCATTACGACTACTGGAAAACCTGTAGACTTTGTTGATACCGAGATGGTTAAGGAGCTGTTCAAACGTAAAACTGGCCTGACACCAATTATCAATGATAAGAAATTCGTTGACTATGATGGCAAGCAGAAGGGATTCTTCCCGGACGACTATGTTTCTGTCATCGGCGCAGGAATCCTCGGAAATACATGGTATGGTGTAACACCAGAGGAAAGAACACTGCTCGGAGATCCGAAGGTTGATGTTTCCATTCTTGACACTGGCGTGGCAGTTGCAGTTCAGACTACGTATGGCCCGCCAGTACAGTACTCTACAACAGCTTCTCAGATTGTACTTCCGTCTTACGAGGGAATGGACAGTGTATACGTTATGAAGGTTGCCTAAAGGGGGATTGCTCTTATGGTGTACGATCATGTAGTTAAATCAAATGGAGAATATTATCCGGCAGGAACAGATGTTCCGGAACAGGTAAAGGAAACTTCAACTCTTCCTTTTTCTGATTCCGATATTACATTGGAGACTGAGCCTGTCAAAAAAGGCCGCCCAAGAAAAACCAGCTAAGGAGATAAAACATGGAAGAACTGCTTCGAGAACTAATTGAATACATTGGAGACGATTATTGCCCGGAGCAGGATTCTTTCCTGCTTATGCTTCTGTCTGATGCGACAGATGAGGTTGTGTCGGAAATGTATCCGTATGGATTTTCTTCTGATAAAGAGGAATTATCCATGCGGGAGCGGGCATTGAAAAGATATAAGAGCAAAATAAGAAAAATTGCTCAATATCATTATGATAAGCAAGGAAGAGAAGGGACAGTTTCATGGTCTGAGAATGGCACAAGCGTATCATATGACAGTTCTGGGACTCCTTCCAGTTACTTGCATGGAATTATCCCAATGGCCAAAATTGTTTAAAAAGACGGTGCGTATTCAGTTCCTCCCGGCTGAATGCAGGGACGTTTCGTGAGGTGGAGGGGAGAAACGAGTCTTTTAAGGGAGAATAATTGAAAGGTATAATCTTTATGGGATGTGAAAATGGTTGCATTAACGAGCAGAGAATAAGTGCCCTAAAAAATGAATTAGATGCTCTTAAAGAAAAAAATTCTTCAGATCATGAAAAATTTTTTAATCGAATTGAAGAAAATAAAGAGAAGATGGTTGAATCTCAGGCTGACCGGAAGCATATCCGAGAACAGTTAGACGAAATCGGAGGAGATGTAAAAACTCTGATGCAAACACCAGCCAAGCGTTATGAAACGATTGCAGCCAGTGTATTAACTGGAATTATTGGCGCATTAATCGGTTTTATCATGAACGGCATATTGCCGATATAGGAATAGAATTCCACTGGATGGGAGGGAAGGTGGAATGAATAGAAGTAAGCAAATAAAGGTGTGTAATTTCACACAATCGGAGATAGAAGTGTTTCTTCAAAGGGCAAATTTTACACCTGATGAAGAAACACTTTTTTTGTTAAGGAGTAAAGATTATACATTAGAAGAATCGGCAGAAAAAATGAATGTAAGTGCTAAAACTGCTTATAGAATCAATAAGAGGATAAAACAGAAAATTATTAAGGTTTGTATGGAAGAATATGGGTAGCTGTCCATATATAGGCTAATATCTGTCCTGTTGAAATCCAAGTTTCTATCTTATAATTAAGATAGAAAAGCAAGGGAGGACACGATATGCAACCTTATCCAACATTTCAAAATTATGGCTATGGAAATAATCAGTATGGCTATCCACAGCAGCCTACAGTACCGTATCAGGATAGATTAGCACAGCTTCAGAATCAGTATAATCAAACGATTCCATACAGTCAACCTATGGTTCAGCAACAGCAACCAGCTGTATTAAACGGCCAGATGGTTGGAAGTTTGGACGAAGTAAAAGGAAAGGATGTAGATTTATCTGGTTCCCCCACATGGTATCCTAAAGTCGATGGAACAGAAGTATACAGAAAACAGCTTCAGCCGGATGGCACAAGCAAAATCCTTACCTACCGGCTATCTCAGGACGGTATGCAGGAACAACCGAAACAGATGATTGATGCGGATGTACTCAATACTCTTTTAGGACAGCTGAAACAGGATTTAATGACTGAAATTTCTGGAATCAAGAATATGTTTCCAACGCAAATGTCAGAAACATCAGAAGATTCCAAGACAGCGAAGGGAGGTAGCCAGAAATGATGAATTTACCACCTTCAATTCAGCAAAGAATGCAGCAAATGATTCAGCAGAGATATGGAACACCTGAAAATATGTTGAATGATATGAAAAAGTTTGCTGGAAATAATCCTGCATTAAAAAATGCCTTGGATTTATTTGAAAAAGGCGATACAAAAGGACTGGAACAAATCCAGAACAATTTATTTGAACAGAAGAAAATAAATCCTATGAACTTGATGAAAAACTTTTTTGGTATGAAATAAATATGGCAAACACGCCATCTCCTCAAAATTGAGTGATTAAAAACGCTACAATTTTGGAGTCAGCCCGGGATGTCTCCGATTTGTATAAAATATGAAGATTGGAGACAAATATTATGATGAATGGAAGTAATTATAGTCTTAGCGATATTGCCGCTGCTACAGGCTCTAATCGTGATGGAAACGGCATGTGGGGTGGAGACTGGGCTAGCTGGATAATCCTGTTTCTCATTTTCGGTATGTTTGGCTGGGGCGGCTTCGGAGGTTTTGGCGGTGGCTTCGGTGGTGGAGCAAACAATCCGGGATTACAAGGACTGGCAACACGTTCCGATATTAATGAAGGTTTTGCCCTAAATGGTATCGAGCGTTCCCTTGCTGGCATTACCCAGGGCATTTGCGATAGCACCTATGCTCTGAACAGTGCAATTACCAATGGATTTTCTGCAAACCAGTTACAGCTTTGTAACGGTTTTAACGGAGTAAACCAGGGATTCAATGCTTTACAAGCACAGTTAGCTCAGTGCTGCTGCGATAACCGTGAAGCAATTTCACAGGTTCGGTATGACATGGCTACACAGGCTTGCGATACCAGAAATACAATTCAGAACACGACCAGAGATATTCTGGAAAACAACAACAGCAATACAAGAGCCATCCTTGACTTCTTAACTCAGGATAAGCTGGCTACCTTACAGGCAGAGAACCAGAATCTCAAGCTGGCAGCTTCTCAGGCTAACCAGAATGCAGTTCTGCAGGCGGCTATGACTGCTAATACAGCGGAGATCATCCGTAGAACCGGAAATGATTGTCCGATTCCGGCTTATGTGGTTCCTAACCCGAATTGCTGCTATGGAAACCCGCTCGGCGTAAACTATGGCTACAATCAGAGCTGCGGCGGTTGCTGCTAAGTAATTCACCGTTAGAGGTTGACTAATTTCTAAGAGGTGGGTTACGGCTCACCTCTTATTTGATTGAGAGGTAGAAAATATGGCTTGTAATAATGTATGTAAGATGTGTGATAAATTAATTCTGTCCGAATCCGTAGCATTTATCGGAGGTAATCTGGTCATTACAATTCCGGCCGGAAGTTATCAGGATGGATGCAAATATTGTATCGTTGTCGCACAGAGAATCCCGGATGAAACAACAATCGTTGCACCGGTAGTTATTGAAATCTCTGGTGGAACAGAGCAATATCCCCTTACAAAAGCTGGATGTCAGCAGGTAACGGCATGTGGTATCAGAACTCGTACAAAATATAGTGTTGTGGTATCTACAAACGCAACAGGCGGTGTATTTAGGATGCTTGGTAAACCGTACTGCACACCGGATAATAGATTAACTGCTATTAACGGTACAGCACCAACGCCAACTCCTGCACCAGGACCAGCGGCGGCAGTAGTAAGAAAGGGGGATAAGTAGTATTATGCATAAGTTCGCAGAGAAGATCATGGAATGTGTGAAATCCAAAGTCGAAGCCAGAGGGATTGATAATGTAAGTTATGAAGAAGCCAAGGAGCTTGGCGAGTGGGTTGACATTGCAAAAGATATCGTTTGCTACGATAAAGACATGAGACTTATTGAAGTAATGGACGAAGAAGAAAAGTATGGAGATATGGACTATCGCATGGGATATCGTGGCAGAGATTCCAGAGGAAGATTTGTCCACAGAACGGGTAGAGGACGTTCCGCAGGGTACACACCGTATGTTCATATGATGCCACCTTTCATGGATGGTATGTATGATGAATATGATGGTATGATGCCGGAAGATTACCGTATGGGTTATTCAGATGGTAGAGGTGGACGTTCTGGAAACTCCGGTAATTCTGGAAACTATGGTAATAGTGGAGGACAGGAAAGTAACTCGGGAAGATACGGATATTCCGAAGGAAACCGCGGCGGTTCCAGATATGGAGAAAGCTATGATGATTACCGGAAAGCCAGACGCCATTATACCGAAACCAAATCTCCTGAACATCAGAAAGAGATGCGTGAGAAGATCGGGGAAGTTTTCGATGATATGGAATCCATTACTATTGATATGGTAAAAGACATGACGCCAGAAGATAAGCAGAAATATCAGCTTAAACTTCAGAAGATGATGCAGAAGATTCAGTAAGATAGAAAGGGCTTGTTGTTTTTGCAACAGGCTCTTTTTATTGAAAAAGGTAGGTGCAAACTGTATTGAAAAGATTTATTATCAATAATTCCATATGGAGAGTAGTTACTGTTCCGACAGACAGCGAGTATCTATGGGATAGAACTGGGAATTTAACGGTTGCAACAACAGACCCTAAAGAACATTGTATTTTTGTATCAGAAGCTATTTATGGAGATTTTTTATTGCGTGTGCTTATACATGAAATGACCCATGTGGTTTTGTGGGAATATGAGATTATAAACAAGATACACATGTATTGTTTGCCGGAATTCCGTATACCTATGGAAGAGGAAATTTGCAATATTCTGGCAGATTATGGACGTATGGTTTATGAGACTTCATATAAGATTTTAGGCGGAAAAGCAATATTTACAGTACCATATGAATTGGAAAGGTTGGTGGCATAAAAATGAAAGCAGATAAAAATATGATTGTAGACGGCGTACTTTATAAGCCTGGCGACGAAATCTGGGACTTGGGAAGTTTTGTTGCGGTGGATGCGGTCGGAATGAAAAGAGATTATGAGGGACTATCAAAAGACATATCTAAATTACCACATTATGTTGACAGTGGCAGTAGCGCATTAACACTGGATACGTCCGAACTGTATGAGTATCACAAGCCAACAGATACTTGGTATAAATTATAAGGCGGTGATTATATGGGATTAACAGCAAAAAAGGTATATGCGGTTCTTAATAGGAAAATAAAAAAAATAAGTGGGGATGTTTCTAGTTTAGGGACTCCTCTTTTTTATGCTGGAAGTGTAACTACAGCTGATTTGCTTCCGGTATCTCCAAAATTGGGTGCCGTTTATAATATTGAGCAAAAATCAATTTATGGTGAATCCGGTACAAACGTTGTCTGGAATGGTGTTTTGTGGGATTCACTTGGCCCGACTTTTGACTTGTCTTTGTTGCTTACAAAGGAAAATGCAAAAAATCTATATTTACAAAAAAATCAAGGTTCAGAAAACTCAGGAAAATTCCTTGTAGTCGGAGAAGATGGAAATGTAATTCTATCAGATACACAAGATGGTGGTGTAAAAACAGATACTACTTTAACGAAGTCCGGAGAAGCGGCTGATGCAAAAGTTGTGGGAGATAAGATAACTACGCTAAAGGAAGATTTAACGGAGATAGCACATGACGTAAGTCTGCTAAAAGCAACAAATACAGGTAAACTCTACGGAGTAAAAAAATGGAAGGCTTCCGTAAATCCTACTTCTACTTGCGAAAAGACAAGAGATAATGTTGGACTTGTTTGCGAACCATCTACGGACAAAGAACAAGGTAGGGATGATTATGCGGATATTCCGCTGTTTCAGTGGCGTAGATGTAACTACAAGCGTTACGACGATGGATTCGCCTACCCGATTGCATTTGAAGGCGATGTTGATTACAACGACAAGGACAATGCTGATGTGGGAAACATCTATCAGACATTTTGGTACAACGAGATTGACATGGGGGATTATGCAGAATTAATTATTTCAGACTCACCAAATTATCAGTTAGGTTTAAGACCGTGGGAAGAAGCAGTTAGGGCAGATGGAACAATCATGCCGTACTTTATCTTTTCTGCATACACTGCAAGCGTTGGAAGTGACAAAAAGTGGTATTCTCTTCCGAATAAGAAAGAATTGGGATTTTGCTCCCATAACTTAATGATTGATAACTTTCAGAAAAAAGGCAAAGGATACTGGGGCGCATCTGTTAGACGAAACACGTTCGCTATGATTTTCTCACAGATTAAATATGGAACAAAAAACATCCAGTCTGTAATGAATGGGTGCACAAATTATAACTTCCAAATTAAGGCTTCCGTGCAATCTGAATCAAAAAACACTTATTTCCCTATCCCAAAAGGACAAGCTGAAAGTATCGTGGTTGGCGCTTACGTATCTGTTGGATATGGACAAGCGAAATCAGATAAATCCGTGAACCTAGACCGTGGAGTTGCAACGATTGGTGCTTACGGAGATATGGTCAAGGTTCTTCGTGTAGAAGATTTAGACGGAGTAAACAGTGCTGTATATTTGGAATGCGAACCATTCAGCACGATGCCAGTGCAAGACGAGACAGAAACAGATGTGATGTGCGAAATTGTGATGTCGTCTATGCCTTGGTGGACTGGTTCTACAGATAAGGTTCTTGGACACCATGACGGATCATTGAATAATAAGAGTGGAAAATTCCCTTGCAGAATCCAAGGTATTGAGCTTTTTAGTGGACGTTACCAAATTCCATCAGACGTGGCTATGATGTTTCAGCCAGATTATTCCAAGGACGTATATTTTGCGAAACGAGGAGTGGCTCATTCGAAATCAGATAGCGTAATCAAGGAAACTTATGAAAAAATCGGAAACATTCCAGCTAGTGCGAATGGTAAAGGTTCTGATTACTGGATTGGTGATGTAACGATCAAAAAAGGAGCATGGTTTCCGAGTTCTGAGCTGGCCACGTCACAGAGTTATGGCGATAGAGTCTACAGTGACGGAACTTCGACAAGTGGCTTACGAGAATACTTGCAGGGCGGTTCTCTCGGGAGTGGCTCGGGTGCTGGGCTTGCTTGTCTGGTTTGCTGGAACTGGCTTGGCTGGGCGAGCTGGCATTGCGCCGTCGCCGATTAATTCTATGCTTTGAACAGGGGGTTCAAGGGGGAGTTCCCCCTTTGAATCATAAATACAGGGCTCACGGTCTGGCGGTAATCTCAGGAATGGCTCGAATGCTGGACTTGCTTATCTGAATTGCAGGAACAGGCTTGACAGGACGAACTGGAATTACGCCGTCGCAGATGCATACACAAAACTCCAGATTGTTAGACCGTGTTTCGCTAGTTTTAAACTAACCACTTAGGTGCTGTCGTTGATGCGACCTCTCGCATGACGAAAAATTGTGTGAAACAAAGCGCAGACTAGTAAAAAATGAACGTCTGTATGCACAGAATCGGAGGTATAGCTTTGAAGAAAAAATGTAAGAACGTAGATATTACGGACTACGATTTTATCCTAGAATCAGTGAATAATTGCTTTAAAAATAAAAAGAAAACAAGAAACGACATATTGAGAACCAGAGAAGAAATTGGCACGAATGAAGAAATTGCAACTGTTTTGCAAAAAGAAATCATCAATGAAAAACTAGAGTTAAAACCGATTTGGTATCGTGATAAATTTGATGACAACTCTCAGAAGTGGAGAAAAATTGGAATCCAAGATATCAAGCAACAGATGTATGATTATATCGCAGTAAACGGACTTAAAGAACTGGAAAGATGCTTAGGACATTATCAATGCGCCTCTGTAAAAGGCAAAGGGCAGATATATTGCGCGAAAGCAATAGCTAGCCACATCAAAGACGATTCCGTTAAGTATTGCTGCAAGTTAGATATTCGAAAATATTACGAATCAATTCCGACAGACAAATTGATGGAATGGTTACGGAAACGAGTGAAAAACGATAAACTGCTATGGCTCATTCAGGCATTAATAGACACTTTTAAGAATGGTCTTAGTATTGGCTCATATTTGTCACAACATCTCGGAAATCTTTATTTGAGCGATATATACCATGAACTCGAATCATTGGCGAAAACACGTAGAGGCAAAAGAATTAAAACAGTATCATTTCAAGCATTTTACATGGACGACATTCTTATTGTTGGTAAAAACTCTATGGAACTTACTAAGGCTGCGAATTTGATTGTTGATAGGTGCAAAGAAAAAGGCTTAGAAATTAAGCCAACATGGAGCTGCCAGAAAATCGACGGCTCTTTTATTGATATGGCTGGATACAGAATATATCGTGATCATATGACTGTTAGGCGCGGAACAATGAAGAAAATTCGCAGGACATTCGTCAGATATAATGCTGGCAGCAAAACGAGAGCGAGAAGAGTTATATCTCATTATGGAATTGTAAAACACGCTGATTCTTATAAATTTTGTCACAAATATGATGTTTATAAAAAACTAAAAAGTGCGAAAGAGGTGGTATCTGGTGGAAAGAAAAAAAGTCGTGTCAGACAAAAAGATGGAAAAAGTTGATATTCGAGCATTTGGAAAGATGAATTATGTTTATCTCTACTTGAACGAAAAACGAGTAAAGATAGAGGAGCATGAGGATTCTAAACCTTACGATGCATTTGAATATGACTACAATGAATTTGTAGTAGAAGAAACAAATGTTGACTTGAATGATATTAGAGCGAATCCAGAGAAGTATCTTGATTACGTTCCAACAACAAATGTAAGTTTCGAGGAAACACAGACAGATTTCAACATTGACATCGACTACAGAGTATCAATGTTGGAACTAGGACTCATTTAAGCAAAGGAGAATGAATTATGACAACTTATGAAATGTTAAGAAAATCAATTGAAGCAAAGAAAAGAAGAGGTGCTTTAAGCTCCGACTACATTGAGAGTACAAAAGCGAAAATGGATGTATTCTTAATGAACGACAGAATCACTCAGGAAGAATACAACTTGCTTGTAGCTGAGTTACAGTAGTGGATGATGTTATTATTCGGAGATTAATTTCACATATCACGGATTTGAAACTATTAATCCACGAAAAATCATATAAAACGTATGATAAAGAGTTAAAGAGAACAATGGTATATATTAACGCTACAGAAGAAAAAGTAAATGCTGAATATAGAAAATATGCATAACAATAAAAGGCATCCGATTGGGTGTTTTTTATTTGATAGGAGATATGGTATGCGAAGTCCATCAAGATTAAAACAGAAAGTGTGGTTTTCCAAAATCGAGGAAGTAATTGAGGGAATTGACACAGTACATAAATACAGTAAACCAACTATGAAGCGGTTTACCGTATCGGCAACAGCCGGAACTCCAGAAGAAATCTCTGCTGGAATTGTTCCGACTTATGATAGATATATTACTTCGTATGATAGGGAGTTTTGCAAAGTTGCAGAGGAGGGAATGGCGGTATGGGTTGACAAGGTTCCACAGATTGATGATTCTGGAAATCTGGTAATGGAAGAGGACGGAATAACACCAGTAACACCGCCGGATTATACATTGAAGAAGATAATCGACACCGCCAAAGGTAGCGTTGCAAGATATGGAATTAAGAAAGTGGGAGGTTCGGAATAATGGCGAGATATAAAACAAAACCATGTGAGATTGAAGCATTAGAATGGAATGGGCACAACTTAGAGGAAATCAAAGAATTTGTAGGAGATTCTTTGATTTATGACATTGTTGATACGGCGTGGCAGGTTGGAAAAGGGATTCCGCATATCAATATGAAAATCAAAACTCTTGAGGGGGAAATGATTGCTTCTAAAGGAGATTTTATTATCAAAGGACTTAGAGGAGAATTTTACCCTTGCAAACCTGATGTGTTTCATAAGAAATATGAGTTGGTGGAGTAAATGGCAAAGAAGATAAGAGTTTCCCTCTCCCAGAAATCAATCCAGAATGCAATAAATGAGATTCGTAAGTATCAGAGGGAACTTATTAGTAAGAATGAACTATTTGTCCGCAGACTTGCTGAATTAGGTATTCCTGTTATCGACCAGAATATAGCGGTGGCGCAGGGAGATTCCGATAAAAACCACAACACCTATATCAAAATCAATTCTTTTGGTAGTTATTCAGAGGCAAGAATTGTGGTTGAGGGGTCTGACCTTCTTTTCATTGAGTTCGGTTCGGGCGTACATTACAATGGTTCTGCTGGAACAAGCCCACATCCAAAAGGAGAAGAATTTGGATATACCATAGGTTCTTATGGAAAAGGGCAGGGTTCAAAGGATTTCTGGTTTTATTATGCTGATACCGGCGAGGCAGTTATGTCACACGGTACGGAATCGACCATGCCTGTCTACAAAGCGTCTGTGGAAATTATTCAGAATATCCGCCGGGTTGCAAGGGAGGTGTTCGGAAGTTGATAACAGTAGATAACCCAGTATCAAAAGTATATTCCATCTGGTCTGCGGCTATTGAAAAGAAAGTTGGTAAAGGGAATTTTTCCATGAGCCAGAGTGGAACATTAGCTTCAAACAAGGCGAAGTACGCCAGAATTTTTATGATGGGAAATCCGACCAGAGATGGAGATTTGGAGGGAGACGAATGCTCCACCGTTCCGTCTTTTCAAGTTGATTCATTTGCGAAAGGAGCAAAGGCATTGTCAGAGGTTTATAATATTGATGATGTGAGCCACAAAGCAATGGTAAGTATGGGATTCCGCAGAACATACGGACCAGAACTTCTTGAAAACTCCGACAGCACCATCAAACGAGTAGTCAGCCGGTATAGCCGGGTTTACACAGGGCAGCTTTTGGGAGAATGATTATGGTTGCATTTGTAAAAGCAGTTATTTTGAATTCGGCTATTTATGCCGTTTGGTATTACCTGGAATACAAACAATTTGGAATATTACAGTGGGACAGAAAATGTGATGATGTGGTATCGGTCATTTATTTCTTGCTCACATGGTATTTATTTGCAAAAAAGTGAGTTCCAACGGACACCAAAAGTGCGTTATAATAATAGCATGAAAGTAGGGCATCTGGGAACAGGTGTCTATTTTTATGCTGAAAGGAGAGTGAGTATGGATTTTGCAGGAGTAGCAAGTGTAGTCGGAATTACAGTTATCTGCTATCTGGTTGGAATGATTGCCAAGGCAACCGCAGTTGACAACAAGTGGATCCCGGTTATTGTTGGAATCGCTGGCGCGGTTCTTGGCGTGGCTGGAATGTATGTTATTAAGGACTTCCCGGCAACCGATGTGATTAATGCACTGGCAGTTGGAATTGTCAGCGGACTTGCCAGCACAGGAGCAGATCAGATCGCGAAGATTTCCAAGCATTAGAAATGGTTGGTGATCCACTTTTTATCTCCCTGCATGAGGGTTAGATTGCAACTGTTTGGAAATTCCGAACAGTTCAAAAATGTAATTGATTTTGGACTAAAAATATTATAGTTCTGACCACTGTACCTTATTGGGCGGTGGTTTTTTTGTTGGAAAGAAAGGAAGTTAAAAGTATGAGCGAGAAGAATATTTGTCCAGTACATGGTGAAATGAATGCGAATGATTGTCACAATTACAGTACTAAAAAGGCAGAACTTTTAGGACATCCGGAGTGGGCAGTTGACGCAGAAAACTGCAACTGCGATGTTGGAACCACAGGCCCGGCCTTAACTGGCGGAAATGTACCGACTGGCCCTGCAGCAGATAAGCCAACAGGACCAGCAACAGAAATCTAAAAATGAATTGACCGGCTACCAGACAGGTGGCTGTTGACCCCTTAAAGTTTTGGGGTGGAAAGGAGTTATTATGGCAGCAGCCGTACCGGGTTTATCAACCCTTGGAATTACACTCAGTTATGGAGTTGAAACAGTGTCAGGACAGAAGCCTACAACCTTTACGGTGCTTCACAGATGTAATGACATTCCAGAAATTACACTGGAAACAGAAACGATTGACGCTTCCGCTCTGGAAGATTTACAGTCCAGATATATTGCTGGTAGACAGGATACAGGTGGAGAGTGGGGTCCTGTGTTCAACTTAACAGAAGAGGTTATCGCAGAACTTGATAAGATGATGAAAGCGGCAGAAACAGGGCTTAAATCCGGTTTCAGAACATGGTTCCAGGTTATTGTTCCGAACCTTACAAAGGCATTCTTTGTTGTTGGTCAGCCAGGAAGCAAGATTCCTTTACCGGCAATGGCACAGAATGAGCTTCTGACAGGTGCAATCAGTATCGCAATTGACGAATACGTTGGTCTCGACACTAAGGTTGAGCCGACAGGTGTAGAAGAGCCTTAAAATCTTTAAATCGGGAGGAAAAATAAATGTATAAAGTTTTACAGATTGGCGGAAAAGATTATAAGCTGGAGTACTCTATTGAGGCATCCTTATATGCGGACTGCACAGCAAGCCTTACTGGACTGATGACAGAAATCCAAATTGCCGGAGATAGCAAGGATATTAAACGAATCGTATCTGAACTGTCCAATATCCCTCAGACCACTTTAACTATTTTTTATGCCGGCCTTATGGAGCATCATGGCGTGCATCCGGATGGTGATGGATCTGTTCCAGATATCCAGACGGCAAAACATCTGATTGCCCAGTATTTGAAAGAGCATTCGGAAGATGATACAGGAAACTTTTTCGGCATCATGCAGATGTGCATTGAGCAGATGGGAGAGGACGGTTTTTTCAAACTGACCGGTCTGGAAGGAATGATGAATCAGTTCAACCAGACTGCGAAGCCGAATCGTGCTACCAGACGAGCCGAAGCAAAAGCTTCCGGGAAATAATTCTGGATGAATTACTTCCTTCGGCCATTGATGTCGGAATAACAGAAAAAGAGTTTTTCCATATGACACCCAGAGCAATCCGATTAAGGATAGAACGATTCTGGGAGCGTGAAAAGCAGAAGCAAAAGCAGACGGAATACTATGCTTGGCTGACAGGGTATTTTAATCAATATGCTATCGGGGCATCTATGAGTAAAAAGATAAAATATCCAAAAAATCCGCTTGAAGAAACTCCGGTTATTGATGACAGCATGGAACTGACGGAGGAAGAGAAAGATAAATACAGAATGCAGTTTTTAAAGCGCCTTCAAAGGATGGAAAAACGCTTTAATAAAAATCAGGGCGAATAGATGTCAAAGTCTATTCGCCCCTTTTTTGACTATTCAAAGGGGATAGTCATTACCCTCAAACAATCAGGAGGTAGAACATGGCAGATAATACAATTGATTCTTTGGTATTAGAAATCAGCTCTAATTCAAAAGGGGCAGAAAAAGCATTGGACAAATTAGCTGGTTCATTGCAGAAATTATCGAATTCGTTAGGCGGAATGAATACAGCAAAATTTATGTACATTTCAAAGGGAATTAGAGAAATGTCCTCTTCATTAGCCGGATTTTCCGAGAATGTGAAATTAGCAGATTTTAATAGGGTATCCAATGGACTTAACAAAGTAGCCGGAATTGACGCTGCGGGGGTGCGCTCTACGGCAATTGCTATGAACGGGCTTATGAAAAGTCTAAACAATATGACTTTTCTGAACTTTGATATTAAAGGAATAACAAATGTTGCTAACGGAATCGCGAAATTAGGGCGTGGAACTGTCACACAGGCAGCGACTAATATACCAATGTTGACAGAATCTTTAAAAGGCCTTTCAAATGGTTTAAAAGGCCTAAAGATAAATTTTGATATAGATGGCCTTGCGCAACTCACGGCTGCAATACAGAGACTTGGAAGTAAATCGGCAACTAAAGCAGCTGAGACCAATATTTTAGCTCTTGGGAAAGCCCTCCGAGAAATGATGGCTGTTCTATCAAAGGCTCCAACTGTCAGTCAGAATGTAATTCAGATGACAAATTCTCTGGCACAGTTAGCCGCTGCAGGAGGACGAGCCGGAACCGCAAGCAGAAGTTTGGTAAGCAGCTTCAATACACTTCCAGCATCTGCTTCAAAAGCCCACAAAAGCTTTTCTGGGTTAGCCGGTGCAATCGGAAAATTCTACGCCACATACTGGATTTTTTTGCGTGCTATGGGCGGATTCCGAAAGGCAATCGACATTTCCTCTGACCTGACTGAGGTTCAGAACGTGGTGGATGTCACGTTCGGCGAGATGGCTGATACCATGAATGAGTTTGCGGATTCCGCATTACAAAATTACGGTATGTCGGAACTCATGGCAAAGCAGATCGCCAGCCGATTCCAGGCAATGGGCGTTTCTATGGGATTCGCTCAAGGGAAAATGTCTGAAATGTCCATTGAGCTTACCAAGCTAACTGGAGATATGGCTTCGTTCTATAACGAGTCGCAGGAAAGTGTGGCAAAGGCTTTACAGTCTATCTTTACTGGGGAAACTGAACCGTTAATGTTAGCGGCCTAACACAGTAATGTGTTTTGAATAATCCGAAGAACCCATGCAAAAGGGGTGTGAGTAACACAGTTACTTGCTGACGGTAAAAACCTAAATTTATATATTCCATACATACACAATATTAAATCGTAGAAGGGCGATGTTAATATGAAACTAAATGAAGAAAAACGATATTATGTATATGCTTGGTACATAAAAGATTCTGGAGAAGTTTTCTATATAGGAAAAGGAACTGGAAATCGTTATAAAACAAGGAAACGGGAAAATGTTTATTTTATGAGAATCATAAATAAATATGATTGTGAACCCAAAATAGTAAAAGATAGTTTGAGCGAAAAAGAAGCATTCGATTTAGAAATAGAATTGATTGCTTACTATAGAGTTCACAGCAAACGGCTTACTAATGTTCTTGATGGTGGAGATTCTCCGCCAGATACAACAGGTATTCCTAGAACGAATGAATGGAAAGACCACATTAGTGAAAACTTAAAGAAGTTTTATAATGAAAATCCAGAAGCCAAAAAGAATATTTCAAGAAGAATGAAGATTTTCTTGAAAACTGAAAAGGGAAAAGAATTTACTAGAAAATCTATTGAAGCAAGGAAAAAGGCTGAATTTAGAAATTCTCAGAGAGAAAAAAGCAAGATTGCCAATAATACTTCAGAATACAAGCAAAAGCAATCAGAGATAATGAAACAGCGTTGCCAAACAGAAAGAAATTTGAATAGACTTAGTGGTGCAAATAATCATAATGCCCAAAGTGTAATTCAAATGGATTTAGATCGTAATGTAATAAAAGAGTATTCCACTATGACGCAGGCGCAAAACGAAACAGGAATAAATGTAAGAAATATATCAAGAGCCGCTAACGGAGAAAGAAAGACGGCTGGCGGTTATATTTGGAAACTATCAAGTGGAAGAACAATAAAACTAAATCAATGCAAAAGAAATAAAACTAATACAGCTTGTTCAAAACCAGTTTTACAATATGATTTGAACGGAACCCTTCTTTCCGAATATAAAAGCATTATTGATGCAGTGAAACAAAACGGTTTTCCAGACCACTCAAATTTAAGCGCAAATTTGAATGGAAGAACAAAAACAGCGTATGGATATGTATGGAAATATAAACAAGGCAATACCGTGCCGAGCCAATGAATTTATCACTCTGAATAGAGTGATTTTTTGTTGGAAGGTGTAACGACTATCCCGTAAGGGAGTAGGGTGGAGATTAGCACCACTCGAAGTATCGGAAATCCAGAAATGGATTGTGAGATAGTCTAATCCGTGCTACTTGATAGCAGTTAAAGTATCTGGAAACAGACGGTAGAAATGTAAGAAGATTTGGACTCGATTTATCCTTTGCAACGGTAGAAGCCTGGGCATTGTCTCAAGGTCTTGATGCAGATATGCAGAGTATGACGCAGGCTGAGAAAACTATGCTTCGGTATCAGTACGTGTTGGCGAATACTGGGGCGGCATCCGGGGATTTCCTCCGGACGATAAATTCCTGGCATAATCAGCTTGTACTTTTGGCAGGTGGCTTTCAGCAACTTGGCTCCATTGTCGGCGGTGTCCTTATTAACGCTTTTAAGCCCTTTATCCAGGCATTAAACAGCGTAATGGGAGCTGTCATTAACTTTGCGCAGGTGGTTTCTGACGCGCTGGGGGCAATCTTCGGTTGGGAATATCAGACCGGAGGCGGTGTGGCACAAGACCTTGAAATGGGGGCCGGAGCTGCACAGGACATTGAGGATGCAACAGGTGGAGCGGCTGACAATGCCAAAAAATTAAATAAGTATATCGCTGGTTGGCACGAAGTCAATAACATGACTTCCAATAAAGATTCCGGAGGATCTGGCGGCGGTGGTGGAGCTGGTGGCGGAGGCCTTGCAGACGCTGATGGCGGTAAGTGGGTACAAAAAGAATCCTTGTGGGAGAAGTATACTAGCAGCATTGATTCCCTGTACGAGCTTGGAGACTATATCAGCGGTGTTCTTACCGACGCAATGAATGACATTGATTGGGACAGCATTTATGAAAGCGCAAGAAACTTCGGTTCTGGGCTGGCTTCGTTTTTAAATGGACTGATTACCCCAGAATTATTTGGGGCTACGGGGCAAACCATAGCAGGCGCGCTGAATACGGCTATTTATGCTGCCTTATCATTCGGAGAAACTTTCGATTGGTCGAATTTCGGTGAATCCATTGCTTCTGGTATCAATAATTTCTTTGCTACATTTGATTTTGGCGCACTAGCCGAAACAATTAATACCTGGGTAAAAGGCATTTTAGATGCGATTATATCCGGAATTAATACAGTAGATTGGAACTTAATTGGAAGCCAGATTGGAACATTCCTACTGAAAATAGATTTCACTGAAATAGCTGGTAAAATCGGAAAGGCCATTTGGAAAGCTATTAATTCTGGATTTAAGTTATACGAAGGAATGTTTGAAACAGCTCCTCTTGAAACAGCTTTATTGACATTGGTTGGTGTTACAAAACTGTTAAAATCCAATAACATCAAAAACTTTGTCAAAGCTGTATCCGATGGGATTTCAACGACTATTAATTTTGGAAAAGCTTTATCCGGTAGTAGCGCGGCATTAGAGACCATTCGGGCAGTATCGCCAAAGACAGCTAAAATGATAGACACATTAAGAGGCTCTTTAACCTACTTACAAGCTGGATTTGAAATAGGAGCGCCTATCAAAGGCTTTACAAGCGCGATAGATCACATTAGAACCAATTTGACTGGAATGGATAAGCTGGTAATTGGAGCAGCTGCATCTTTCGGAGAATTTTTTGTAGTTAAAGATTCTATGAAAGATTTAGCTACTGGGACAGGCGATGTATTGACGAATATCCTGGAATTGGTTTCAAGCGCAGGATTGGCCGGGGCAGCAATGTATACAGCATTTGGCCCTGCTGGTGCAGCTTTCGCGGCAGTAACAGCATTAGCCGCAGCCTTAGCTGGATTATATGATGGCTTAACCGAGAATAAGGAATTAGAAAACTGGAAAAAAGATTTTTTAGACGGCTTAGAAGAAATAGATAAAAAAAGTGAAACAATAAAAAACTCGCTTTCAAATCTAAAAGTTGATTATGATGAAACCGGAGTTGCTCAAGCTCAAATGGCCAAAGACATGGCTCAAAAATACGAAGAACTTTATAATAAACTAAATCCAACAGCAGAAGAAGTTGCTAAAATGAAGCAGTATAGTTCAGACTTGGTTAATATGTACCCAGAGTTAGAACAATATTTCAATAGCGAAACAGGGTTATTAGAAGTCAACCGAGGAGAAATCCAAAAAACCATTGATAAACAGCTGGAATTAGTTAAATCTAAAGCCGCGTTGTCTGCGTTGGAAGAATCATATGTGCAGCAAATGAAGGCATCCCAGAATTTGACCAATGCTAAGGAAGAAGAGAAAACTGCATATGAAAAACTGAGGAAAGCGCAAGAAGAATATAACGCCTATTTAGAGGCGCATCCGACTTATGCTCAGACTGGAACGCAAGGACTTTTTGAAGGAGATATTTTTGGTGTTGAAGCAAAAAGATTGCAGGACGCTGTAGCAGATATGGCCGAAGGAGTGGAAGCAGCTAAAAATACTGTATCAGAGGCTCAATCAGCATATGATGCAGCGGGGGAAAGTATCTCTAATTTTACAGAACTGTACGAGCAGTCCGCTTATAAAACATCGGTGACATCTGAAAATGTGAAAAAAATTTTTGACGACCTTAAATCCGGAGTAGAAGTGTCAGCCCCTGTGTTAAAAGCTGCTTTTAGCACTATTGGCATCGAACTTCCGAATGAAATAATTAATAGCTTTTCTGGTAAAAGTTCCGAATTGAAACAAAAAACGATAGATTTACTATCTGGTCTTTCTGAAGGAAAAGAACTTTCATCCGAACAGTTATTACAAACTTTTTCTTCCTTTGGAATAGAACTTCCAGATGCTATGATAACTGCACTGTCAGGAAAAAATTCTGATGTACAGCAAGCCGCAATCAGTTTGCTGGGGCAAATTTCGGCGGCATCAGAGTCAGAACGCGAACCTCTTATAGAAGAATTTAATAGTTTAGGTGTTGGCGTGATAGATGATGGAATTGTAGCATCTATGAACTCATCCGACAATCAAAACCGGGCTAAAACTTCTGTACAGGGACTTTTTACTGTAGTTAAAAATGCCGTAATTGGTGAACGTGAACCACTCAAGACAGAAGGTAAAGAAGATGGTAAGCAATTAGTAGAAGGAACTAATAGCGGAATCCGCGATAACCAAGGAAGTACAAAAGGAGTTATCGGCACTTGGGTATCGAATATCACTGGCTGGTTTACCGACTTTTTAGGGATTGCTTCTCCATCTAAAGTATTTCGAAGTTTTGGCGGATATACTGTCGAAGGCTTTAACGAAGGACTTGAAAGAGAAATGGGTTCTACCTATTCGTTGATAGAAGACTGGTCTAGTGGAATTACGGACGGTTTTAATGTAGAAGTTCCACAATTAAACTTAGATGTCCCTAAACCAGATTTTTCACCGACCTCTTACAACATAGATAAGCTTCGTACTACCATGCAGATGGAAATGGATGCTAAAATGGCGGAATACAGCTATGGTATCCGGCAGCAGAATAAACTCCTTCAGGAGCAGAACGAGCTACTTCGAGGAATTTACAATAAGCCGGTGCTGTCTGATGATGACGTATTTAATGCCACCCGTCGGGGGCAGAATCGGTTCGCCAAAAGGACATTCAAGACTGGCTGGGCTGGAATTGATTAGATGATATTTGACAAACCTGTCAAAGGTGTGCTATCATCTATCCACAACTTAATGATAGCAAAAGCGCATTGGAGCTAGGAAGCCCTGGAAAACACAGCTAGTCGGTTGGATTATTGAATCCGTAAAGTAGGCCGACCCGGGAGCTTTACTAGCTCCTTTTTGCATTTTTTAGGGAATATTCCTTCGGGATTTCCGAATAGATGTGCGACTCATAGCCGGGTATGCTCCGGCGGCACTTCAAATCATCGGGCGGCCAGCGAAATGCGAAACCGCCCAGTAAAAGTGAAAGGAGTGCGGAACATGCACGAAGTATCGAACATTTTTACAAAAGAGAAAACCATTTCTTCATTGGAAGTAGCTGAGATGATGGAAACTGAGCACAAAGAAATTTTGAAGAAATTGGAAGGAAGTACAAAACCAGATGGAACAATAAAACAAATTGGAATTATTCCAACATTAACTAAGGGGAATTTTCCTCTCAGTGATTATTTCATTCTTTCCTCCTACAAAGATTCCAGTGGGAAGGAAAATAAATGCTATAATATCACAAAGCTAGGCTGTGACTTTCTTGCTAACAAATTTACTGGCGAAAAGGGAATTTTATTCACGGCAAAGTATGTAAAACGTTTCCATGAGATGGAAGAACAGTTAAAGCCAAAATCCTCCGCAGAAATGCTCTTAATATATGCCCAGCAATTCTATGAGCAGGAACAGAGATTGCAGAGCGTAGAACATAATATAAAGCAGATAGAAGCTAAGATTACAACCCACGATGAAAATTACTATACGATTGCCGGATATGCCAGCTTGAGAGGAATCCGGGTAGATGTAAACCGGGCGAATATGTATGGGCGCAAGGCCAGTAAATTGTCCAAAGAATATGGATATGATGTGACTAAAACACAGGATCCGCGGTTCGGAACTGTAAACATGTATCATGTAGATATTTTGAAGGATATTTTTGGCTGATTTCGGAGGTTATATTATGCAGGAATTGAAAGTAATTGAGAACGAACTTGTTCCAGTATATGAGACAAGCACTGGAGAAAAGGTTGTTTATGGTTCAGAACTTCATGCAGTGTTAGAAGTAAAAACACCATATAAGGACTGGTCAACGCGTAGATTAAATGATATTGATGCGATTGAAAACGAAGATTTCCAAGCCGCTCAAATTTGCGCACCTTCAGGTCAGACTAAGAAAGATCATATGATTAAACTAGATTCAGCCAAGGAAATGGCTATGCTGGAACGCAACGAGAAAGGCAAACAGGTGCGTCGGTACTTCATTCAGGTGGAGAAGAAGTATAAAGAGAAATTGAAGCCAAAAGTTCCACAAACATATCTTGAGGCATTAAAGGAACTTGTTGCTGTATTTGGTTTGAATTGTAAGAAGGTGGCGGCATGAATGAATTGAAAGTGATGAATATTGAAGGTATTGAATGTTACGAGAAGAATGGAACAGCGTATTTGAAACTAGAAACAGTGGCAAGAGGGCTTGGGTTCACAGAAATTGCAGCGAGTGGAAATGAATGTGTTAGATGGCGTACAGTAAGAAAATATATTTCAGAATTAGGCATCGCAACTTGTTGCGATGGGAAAGAATTACCTGATTTCATTCCAGAAAACATCTTTTATCGCCTTGCTATGAAGGCAAAGAATGAAGTTGCTGAAAAATTTCAAGCAAAAGTAGCTGATGAAATTATACCATCTATCAGAAAACATGGCATCTACGCCACTGATAAAGTAATAGACGATATTCTCAATAACCCCGACTTTGGCATCGAACTTCTGACGAAGTTAAAAGAAGAACGGGCTGCACGAGTAGAAGCAGAGCGTAGAAATGCAATCCTTACCCATGTGAATAAAACATATACTATGACGGAAATTGCAAAAGAGCTGAATATGAAGTCTGCAATCCAGCTAAATAAACTTCTAGCAGATAAAAAAATCCAGTATCAGGTGAACAACACATGGGTTTTCTATTCACAGTACAGTGATTTGGGCTACGAGGAAATTAAACAGGAGATTTTGGACAGTGGAAAAGTAATTTATCATAGACGTATTACTCAAATAGGAAGAGAATTTATACTTAATCTACTGCAAAGTGAAGTTGCATAGTGAATTTAGGGGGCGGTTTATCCGCCTCTTTTTCGTGTTTTCGAGCCCCTCATCACTGGCTTTTTATCGAAAACTGTGATATGATAGAGGAAAATAAAATAAGGGGGCATACCTATGAGAAAAACAAAGATTTTATTGTCAGTTGCTATTATGGCTTTGTCGTTATCGTCAACAGCATTCGCAGGCGAATGGAAGCAAGAGTCTGATGGGCGGTGGTGGTATCAGAACGATGACGGCGGATACCCGGCAAACCAATGGCAGGAAATAGGCGGAAAGCAGTATTACTTTGGCGCAGATGGATATATGCTGGCTAACACCACTACGCCGGACGGAAGCCAGGTGGGAGCAGATGGAGCAAAAGTTGAGACTGTCAGCCGCTCTCATATTACTTACAGCGCAGATTCAGTGACACAGGCTTTAATGGTATCGGACTGGATTTATGGTTCTTACAGCTCTACATACCACATTTTTGAGATTACAAATAATTCTCCGCACACAATTACTTTAAATATTAATGAAACTGCGAAGGATCATGTAGGAAACGTTGTGGGAGCCGAGACAAACTCAGAGCAAGACATTCCAGCTGGACATACTATTTTTGTTAAAAATTATTTTTTAGATGCACCATCAGTGGCAGAGTTTGAAACCACCTTTCAAACAAAAATAGATGATTTTTACATTCCAGTCGCTCAAAATTTAGCTATTGAAACAACTCGCGGAAATAAAAAAGCCATCGTAAAGGTTACTAATAATGGTGCAGTCACGGCTGAGTTTCCGTATGTGACAGCAGTATTCTTCAAAGATGGAGAAATATCTTATGTAGACAGCACATATATATGTGATGCTGATGCAGAACTTAAAGCCGGCGCTTCTTTAACAGAAGAATTAAATAGTTACGGCGCGTATGATGAGGTAAAAGTACACCTTACCGCACAGAGAGATAAATATTCTAATTAAATAAAAGGGGAACATAAAAATGAAACAGAAATTAAGCAAAACATTGTTGATATCCTTTATTTTGGGGGTTGCATATATGCTTTACTCTCTCACCTATTGGGGCGGAGCTACATCCGGTACAGCTGACGCAGCAGAACAAATTGGAGCTGGAATAGCAACCGTAGTAGTCATGCCACATCTTATCTGTACTGCGCTAGCTGTTATCTTTAACGGCCTTGGATTGTTTATGCGTAAACGTGGATTTGCTTTAACTGGAGCTATCCTCTATACAGTGGCACTGGTTCTCTTCCCGGTATATTTCATGTTCGTAATTGTGGAAATGATTCTTTCCTATATTGGATTTGCAAAAATGAAAAAAGTGGAGTGATTTATGAGTTTTACAAAAAAATATTATTTAGGACTTGCTATTATCGCTATTGTCGGATTTATTGGATATCAGATTTTTCAAAGTAGCCACCGCCCAAGCGATGTTAATGAAGATTTATATAATGATACAGTGGCAGTTGTCAATATTTTAGATAACTATCTTGAAGGAACGTATGACATATCAGAAGCCGCGTCGCGTTTGGAAAGGATTGATTACGAGAGCCATGCGAACGAAGAAAATCCGTCCGAAAATCTTATAAGAACGCGAATTTGGAGCTTAATGTTGCTTTTTGAAAATAGTAGCGACAGCGAAATAAAGGAATATCGAGACGATTTTGCAAAAGATATTAATTATAAGAAATAAGGTTAAGCCGGGGAGAAATCCTCGGCTTGTTTATTTTGGGCATTGACAAGTTACTCGTAACATTGTATAATGTAACTCGTAACAAGGAGGTGATTATTATAGCACCCGAAAGTAGAGCCGATTACATGAAGGAAAGAAGAAAAAAAACAAGGAATTTCAGTGTTGAGCTTGACAGAGATAAATTTGATAAGCTTGAAAAAAAACTTTCCGAAAAAGGTGTCACAAAGAAACAGTGGTTTAGCGAAAAGGTTGATGAAGAAATCGGCGAATAAAAAAGAGGGGCAGACTTACCGCTACCAACGAATTAGTCTGCTCCGCACACCAGAAGTCTCCTTCTGATAAATCTATCATATCATGTTGGAGACTTCTTTTCAAGATTTTTTGAAAGGAGTTTTTTTATTTTATGCAGGAACCTAAAGTTGTAGAATATAACAATATTCGTGTACTTACCACACAACAGCTTGCAGAAGCTTATGTCACTAGTACAGATACTATTACAAAAAATTTTAATCGAAATAAGCAGAGGTATACAGAGGGAAAGCACTATATCGCGTTAGAAGGTGCGGAAAAGAATATTTTTTTAGACCAAGGACAATTTGACCGTGGTTTAAAAAACGCGAAAATTCTCTATCTCTGGACTGAGAAAGGAACGTTTCTTCATGCAAAATCTCTTAACACCGATAAGGCATGGGAAGTTTATGATAATCTTGTAGAAAACTATTTCCACACAAGAGAAATCCAGATAGCGATTCAAGAACTTCCGCCAGAAATGCAGATGTTTAAACAGTTATGGGATATGCAGGCTAATACATATTTGGAGCAGAAACGCCTTGCCGCAGAGCAGGAGCGACAGGGTAAGCAGATTGAGACGTTGGTAGATACATTCCAGGATAAAATCAGCCAGGAAAGTTTTCAGAACTGGGCAAACAAGTGCATTACCAAAATTGCTGAAAGCCCTAATTTTGATAAGGGATGCGGCAGAAACAGCAATCATGCTTTTGCGCGGACAGAAAGCTATGAACGGCTCAAGAGCAAATGGAAATGCAATCTGGACGACCGAGTGGCCCGGGCGCGGGGCCGGGCGATAGAGCGGAATCCAGGAATTACCAAGGCAGAGCTTAACTCGATCAATAAGCTGACTGTTATTTCTTCAGATAAGAGCTTACGGCCAGTATATGAAACCGTGTTGAAGGAAATGATGATCGCTTATTGCGTAATGTAAAATACTGAGAATAGATAAAAAGAAACGAGGTACGAATGATGGAAAATAAGAATACATTAGCAAGTGAGACAATCGCAGACTTAACGAAGCAGCTGGTTTTAATTGATGGAAAGTTGGAGCACCTGTATGAAGAAGTGGAACGGATACGGTCCATGTTCCGGGCCGTACACTATGCGACCATTGAGGGTGGAATTTCTGACTCTGAGGCAGATACAGCTATGAACGGAATCGGCTCCATGCTGAGCGTATTGCTGGATAACATGCAGGAAACAATGGGGATTAGCAGTAACTTCATTCAGGAGGTGATTCGATGACTAAAAAATTTGTTAATAAAAAGTTATTAGAAATCGGATTCCCGGCTAAATACTGCGGCTTCAAATATATCTCTAGTGCAATCATGATATTAGATGGCAGATCCGATTCGGATGTAAAAATGACATGGATGTACTATGTAATTGCGAAAGAGTACAATACAACTCCTGGGGCAGTAGAGCGTGGTATACGGTATTCGCTTCAGGCAGTCAGAACCAATATGATAAATCCAGACAAGATAGAGCACTACATTAGACTGGAAAATCCACAGAACCAAACTTCCTTGTTCCGGCTGTATATGGTTCTGAAGGATGAGTATGAATCCTCACAGATGATTAGCGAAAACAGCCCACAGATACGAGAATTTATTATCAAACTGGCAGAACAATTCGGAGTAAAAATCGCTGTCCTGAACTAGGAAAATGTGATATAATATAACCAGAAACGCACTTACAGAAGAAATGCCGGAAGTTGGCACTGCCTGTAGGTGCGTTTTCTTTATGCAGCGGACTAGCCCGACGGGGCGAAAAGTACAAGCCTTAGTACCTGTCCGCCGAAAACCAGATAAGGCATATTATAGAAAGGCGGTAATAAATATGAGCGTTGTAATTCATAGTTCGATGGGAAAGACAAGATATGAGTTGTCTGATTATATTTTGAATTGTTCAGAAGATGAACTTTATGAAATATGCAGAGTATTATCTGACAACAAAATTCAGATAACAGAATGGTCATGTGACGAATGCAAAAAGAGATTCTCTCCGAATTGCCAGTTTGATTCCGACGAAAAGCAGTGTAAAAAATATTTTTCGGAAATGAATCAACCGTTTACAATTAGGCGCGGTTAATGTATTGAGGAGAGAAAAAATGAATTATAAAGAATTTTTATATGATAAAGACAAAGTCTTGTCATTTTATCCAGAGCTGGCGGTTATATTCAATAAATATGACGATATGGAAATCGAAAGAATAAAGAGAGAGGAAGAAGAAGCCGAAGAAAAAGGAATTGTTTTAGAGAAAAAAGAAAAGAGACCAGATAAAAATGGACTTGGCAAAGCAATAGTTGTGAATCAGCTTAATTACTGGCTTAATCTAAATGAAAAAACTCACCACAACTACAAGGACGGGTATTATTGGCTGTACTTTTCTTATAGTAATTGGATAAAAGAGGATTTTAAGTTTTGGTCTGTTAAAACGCTACAGAGAATTTTGACATCTTTAGAGAATTGTGGCGTAGTAGTTTCGACTTCTGAATACAACAGGTGGAAAATAGACAATACAAAGTGGTATAGGATTGATTATGAACGGCTTCAAGAAATTATTGATATGGTTTATGAAAGAGATTGCGCGTCTGGTCAACTTGGCCAGACAGTCGAGACAGATTGTCCAGACAGTCAAGTCAATCTGACCAGGCCATTACCAGAGATTACTAACATAGATTACAATACAGAGAATACTATTATTTCTCCTACGGAGTTAAATTCTTTTTCTAAAGAAAAAGAGACTTCCCCTTCGGGGTTAAATTCTTCTATTTCTAAAAGAAATAAGAAGGCTGAGCCAGATAAATGGATAGCTACTAAAACTCATATTGAGATTTGCATGGAACGCAATGGATACAGCAAGGAAGCGTTTGAAACAGCAGAGGTCATTGAAATCGTAAGAACCTATTATGAGAAGTACAAAACAGTAATAGGACAACCGCATCCCAGGCTGAATGATAAAACCATGATGTATGTAGTCGAGCAGTATCTAAAGGGATTTGGCAATGGGGAGGCCAGCGTACAGACTTACAGGGACTTAATCGACTTTCACTTTGCGACACAGTACCAGGAAGAAATTGACTGGACAATCCAGCACTTTATGAGCGGTAATATCAGGAAGACTCTGCTTTGCCATAACATGCTTTAAAAAAGTGAGTTCCGATGACTACCTAAAATGTGATATAATAGTACAGTAGAAGATTGTTCAAAAAAGCACTTGCCTTGCGGTAGGTGTTTTTTTATTACCGGCTGAAAAACAGCTGCTGACCTCAAATAATTAGGAGGTGGATTTAAAATGTTTGGATTTGAAGGATGGCTCCTGAAAGTGAATGGAGTCGAGCTTCCAACAAAATATATCCGGGCAGACACTTATACAGTTACCCCGGATCAGGAAACTGACCTTGATGACTATACAGATAATGACGGAATTTTCCATCGCAACATACTGCCGGCGAAAGCTACAAAGATCGAGTTCAACCTCATTCCATTGAGGCTGGCTCAACTGCAGAAAATATTCGAGATTATTCCTCTGGAAGACAATGAAGTACAGATTGAGTATTGGAATCCACGCAAGTTCGCTTATCAATCTGGGCGAGCTTATGTACCGGATGTTTCTTTTGAGCCTTATATGGTTTACAGGGAAATAAAGGATATTCTGTACAACGAGATACGAATTGCATTTATTGAATACGGGGAGGTGCGGTAGATGCTTTCAATTCCCCAGGATATTAAGGCCCTGTTTCATAGCGACTCGGCGCGTAAAAAATTCAAGCTGACGTTTTATGAAGATAATTATGACAGCCTCTATCCATCAGAGATGCTTTTTCCGGAGGATAGTCTTTATCCGTCAGAACATGGAGAACCGTGGCTGATTATTGAAAATGACAGGATTGTTTCCGAATCATTGAAAATTTCCGAGGCTCTGTGTTCTGAGCAAGACTTGACCTTTGGAGCCTGCGAAAGCTCAGAGTGCCAGATTACAGTAGCTGATGTGATAGAGGATCTTACCGGCAAGGAATTTGTATTATCAGCGGAAATAGGCGGTTATAACATGGCCTTGGGAATTTATACGGTTAAGTCCTTTAAAAGGCAATCTGACAGGCGTAAACGCCTTATTACGGCCTATGACAGGATGGAGCGATTCAATACAGATGTATCTGTCTGGTATGAGAGTTTATCTTTCCCGATTACTGTAAAGGCTATGCGGGATTCACTTTGCCAGTATATTGGAATCGAGCAGGAGAATACAGAGCTGTTATTGGATTCTCTGAGTATCAGCAAAACAATACAGACTGAGCAGATATCAGGGCTTGATATTTTAAAGGCTATCTGCGAAATCAATGGGGTTTTTGGTCACATTAGCCGTTCTGGGAAAATGCAATACATTCAGTTGCAGCAGACAGGGCTTTATCCGTCAGAGACACTATATCCAGATGATAACCTTTTTCCCAGCGAGCTTGATAGGCCATATGAAACCATTACCACATACAAACAGCCTGCCAGATATGAAGATTATGTGGTAAATGGAATTGACAGCTTAACAATTCGGGCGGAAAAAGGAGATATAGGAGCGAATGTTGGAAACGGAATGAATCCATATGCCATTGAAGGGAATTTCCTTGTATACGGGAAATCATCGCAGGAGCTTTTGAATATTGCTCAATCCTTGCTTCCGCGAATTAAAGGGCGTATTTATAGGCCGGTGTCAGTTGATTGCAACTGTATGCCGTGGTTAGAGGTAGGAGATGCCATACGTCTTATTACCAGGGATGACTTAATTGAGAGTTTTGTTATGCGCCGGACGATATCAGGCTGCCAAGCTATGAGAGATAGACTGGAATCCACCGGAAGCCAAAATAGGGAAGAAGAATTCTCAATTCAAAAGCAGATTATCCAACTGGAAGGAAAGACAGCTATCATTTCCAAGAATGTAGAGGAAGTGTATGTGGAAGTCTCAAATCTGAAGGAGGATACGAATTCAAAAATTAGTGTTATGGCGGATCAGATTACCGCAGAAGTCAATCGCGCTACAGAAGCGGAAGGGAAGCTATCTGCCAGCATCAAGGCAAATGCTGAAAAAATCGAATTAAAGGTATCAGCCGGTGACGTTTCCAGCCAGATATCCCTAGAGAAAGATGCTGTCACGATACGAAGCAACCGATTGTCTTGGCAGTCCGATAAATCGTCAATGACTGCGAATGGACTGCTTACCTGCGAGAATATCAAGGCCACGAATGGCACTTTCTCTGGTACGATTACCGGCTCTAACATCACTGGCGGCACGATAACAGGAACCACGATTGAGGGTAATACCATCACTGGTGGTACAATTTCCGGAACCACAATTACTGGTGGCACAATTATAGGAAGTGAAATTAGAGCCAAAAGTATAGAGGCAATTGGTACTGTAGCGGTTAAGGTGTTTTCGGCTGAAAGGATTGATTGTGAAGGGTCAATGGATGCCCATACAGTAAATGTCGATTATTTACGATATGGCATGGCTACACAAGGGTCTGATAGACGATTAAAAGAAAACATAAAAACAATTAGCCAGGCTGATTCTATAAAACTCATTGAAAGCCTAAACCCGGTCTGTTATCACTTTAGAGATGATGGAAACCCAGGCATAGGATTTATAGCTCAGGAAGTAGAAGAAGTTGAGCGTTCTTTAAATCTCGATTGGAAATTATACGAAGTAGGAAAGGATGGATTTTACAGTATCCCCTATCTGCATTTTATCCCAATCCTTACATCCGGTATTCAGGCACTTGAAAAAGAGGTAAAGAAACTGGAGGAGAACGATGCTTGATTTTCCGGAAAATATAAAAGAATTATTGAAAAAGAGTGATACGCATAAGAAATTTCGACTATTGTTTAAGGGATTTACGATTGAAAATGACAGAATCATATCGGAATCTCTGCAACTAAAGCAGAGCTTGTTTTCTGGGGATGATTTAGTGTTTGGAGCCTGCGAAAGCTCCGAATTGCAAATTGCAGTAGTAAATGTCTTAGAGAATATTTCTGGTAAAGAATTTTCCCTGTCATTCTTTGTTGAGAACTACGAAATTCCTTTAGGAAAATATACCGTACAATCCGTAAAGCGCGAATCGGATAGACGAAGACTGAAAATCATAGCTTATGACCGGATGCAGTGGTTCAAAAAAAGATGTTTCGGAATGGTATCAAGGTCTCTCATTCCCCATGACACTAAAGATGTTTCGGAACTCGTTCTGCCAATACATTGGAATTGAGCAGGAAGAATCGCATCTGCTGCTTGATTCGATGGAGATAAAAAAAAATATTGATCCGAGTAAAATTTCAGGAATTGAAGTATTACGTGCTATCTGCGAAATCAATGGATGCTTTGCTAGCATTAACTATGACGGAAAAGTCAAGTACATTCGTCTGCCTCATACAGGATTGTACCCTTCAGAATCGCTATATCCAGAGGAAAACTTATATCCAAGCGAACTGGGCACTGCCGGTTCTTCGGTAGAACGCATTTTTACTTATAAGCAGCCAATGACTTACGAAGATTATCTGGTTGAAAGTATCACAGGTGTATCTATTTATTCTGAAGATGGAACACTGGGGGCTAGTGTAGGCAAAGAATATAATACTTATATAATTCAAGGTAATTTTTTGACTTACGGGAAGACTCCTGTAGAATTGCTGAATATAGCAAATTCATTGTTTCCGCTGTTGAACAGGAGAGCTTATAGAACTGTAAACGTAGACTGCCAGTTTATGCCGTGGCTTGAGATAGGAGATCCGATACAGATTTTCGCACGCGACGATGTGGTAGAAACCTATATAATCAATCGCACTATAACCGGATGCCAAGTCATGAGAGATAGGATAAGTTCTTCCGGTAATAAAGTAAGAGAAAACAAAAATTCCCTGCATGAGAAGCTAATACAATCGGAGTATAAAATGGTTTCTGCCAATATGACTGCCGAAAAGGTATACGTTGTACTGGAAGATTTCAAACAAGATACTATGGCAAAGTTAGAAGTCACTGACAAATCTATTACCGCAGAAATCAATCGCGCTACAGAAGCGGAAGGGGTTCTTTCCTCCCTTATTGCTGTTAATGCTGAAGAAATAGAGTTAAAAGTGAGTAAGGGGCAAATATCCTCTGTTATTTCTCAAGAGAGCGGCGGTATACATTTTTCCAGTAACCGTTTTTCGTGGCAATCAGACAGATCTTCTCTTGCGGCAGATGGAACCTTGACTTGCGATGGAATACAGGCAAAAAATGGAAGCTTTGCTGGAACTATAAACGGAAGTAGGATCAACGGTTCCACCATATCAGGAACCACCATATCGGGAACTACGATTACTGGAGCTGAGATTGAATCTCCTAATATTAGTGGCGGAACTTTAACAGATGTGGATTTACGGTCCGCGAATTTAAAAAGTGCAGATTCATTTCGTGTGACTTATTTGACTCCAGGAGCAATTAGCTGCGGTGATGCTAAAGCGGCAGAGTCTGATTTCACTATCGTCATATGGAAATACTATTTTGGAAAGTCAGACAAACGGCTTAAAACCAATATCATTCCTTTAAGGGAAGAAACTGGGCTATCAGTAATACGTGAACTGAATCCGGTTTCTTTTCTGTGGCGGAAATTTAATAGTCCAGCCTTAGGATTTATAGCTCAGGAAGTCAAAGAAGTCGCGGATAAACACAATTTATCGGAGTATTGTTACTGTAAAAATAAAGATGGATATTATTCTATCCCATATCAGAACTATATTGGAATAATGGTATCTGCTATTCAAAATTTAAAACAAAGAATAGATGCTCTAAAGGAGAACAAACATGAAAGTATTGACATATGAATATGAGAAAATGGCTAAAGCCGGGCAACTGCTGAATTCTTTGGTGGTGTCTGGCTCTTCTAATTTTCGGGCATTGGCAGAAATTGCAGATATTTTAGATTCCGGAAAACCGGGCGAAATTTTTAAAAAGGAGGAAAAATCAGATGGCATACACGAACAAGAAATATGCGAGAATTAATTGGCAAAATCTTCCAGCTATGACAACAGCTTTGGGAGCCACAAACATGAATCATATGGATGTGTTCTTGAATGAGGTGGATAATGCCCTCATTGAAATGGAAGCTGCGAAGCTGAATATTGCCACAGCGAACTCCATGATTGCCGGTATTACGTTTGACAAAGATAAGGGCCTGATGACTGTGCGAGAGTTAAACGGAACCACATACACCTACGACTGGAACGTGGAGAAAATCCCGGTATCGTTCTCCCTGTCAGAAGATGGCATTCTGACCATGACCACACAGGATGGAACACAATTTACAGCCAATATTGCTGATTTGATTAAAGATTATGTGTTCGATGATTCCGACACGATTGCGTTCACAAAAGAATTCCGGGCTGAGGATGATGCTTATCATATTGGCGCATCGGTCAAAAACGGAAGTATCAAAGCAGAACATCTGGATCCGGACTATAGAGCAGACATTCAAAATTTTAGCAATAAGGCTCAAACCGCGGCTAACGATGCCCTTACCTATTCTAAAGCATCGAAACGCTGGGCAGTCGGAGATTCGAGTTTTGAGGGCAGCGCTACTGACAACTCAAAGTATTACAAAGAACAGGCCGAAGCTGCTAAAATTGCAGCCGAAAAAGCCAGAGACGAAGCATCCTTGATTGCTGGAGTAGACATTGCGACAACTCAAAAAGCTGGAATCGTAAAGCCGGATGGTGTAACAATCAGCGTTGATGAAGATGGAACCATTCATGGCCCGCAGAAATTTGAAGCAGATGGATACGTTTATGTAACAGGAGAAAGTGCCGGAGAACCGACCGATCCACCGACACTGGATGCCGATAAATTAGGCGGGGAATTGCCGGACAAGTATGTTAAAAAAACAGATTTAGTTACTGGTTTTGAGCAGTCCACTCCAGGACAGAAAGCCGCAGATGCCGTTGCAGCAAAAGAGCTGAAAGGCTTAATCGACCAGATTTCTCAAAAGGTACTGAATGATTTGGTGTCTAACGAATCGCTGACACGGACTCTTGCCGGATATGTCACAAAATCCATGATGTCAAACGTTCAGACAAATGATCAGAATAAAGTGCCCACTTCTGCGCTGGTGAATACTATGCAGAGTGCAATAAGTAAAAATACAAATGATATTACGAAACTAAATAGCGAGCTGGATATTTTAAATTATACAGGTACGACAAATTCCTCTGGCGTTTTGGATTTGCCATTAAAGTCTAAATATATAATATCCATCATTATTTTAACCCCGAAAGACTTCATCGGGTTATATGGTACAAGCGGTTCTTCGACATGGATAAAAGTTTTAAAATATGACATGTCGGTTGCAGGAGATACATCTGTAAGCGTTTCCATTTTATATTCAAATAAATAAATCATTTGAGAAATGGAAATAAAATAGCGAGCAGTAAAAGCGGTGGCGAACTCAGCAGGCCAGGAAGTTGGATTGTGGATTGGAAAGCTGAATAATAGCCAAAATTATCTGCAATTCCGGGTTAACGGAGCTGATAAAGGTTATCTTGTCTTTGACGTATCCAGAAATATAGAGTAATAGCAATTTAACTATAAAAATCTTACGAAAACCATACAAATTATATGTATATTTATACATTTAAAAGAAAGGAGATATTAAATGGCAGAGATTAAGCAAGCCAAATTTATAGACCAGACTGGTCAGGAAAAGGATGCTGTTTTTATCGGGGCTGAAAAAGCTATTTACGATGATTCCGGAAAGCGTCTTGACCAGAAATTAGAAGAAAGAGAAAAGGCAACCGGACTACTCGCGTCCGACACTCAAGGAATTTTGGGGAGTATTGGAACCGAGGTATCGTTGCAAGCAATTATTGATAAGCTAGCTGAAAAAATCATGAGAGAGTTAGTCAGCAATTCTTCTCTGACTCAAACTCTGGCGAATTATATGACAACAGCCATGATGTCCGGAGAACAAATCAATGTCGGGAACAAGGTCCCGACATCGGCATTGGCGTTCGCGATGAATCAGGCTATTACGCAGAATAAAAATGCTATTACTCAGTTAAATAGCGAGATAATTCAAAGTTCTGGCTCCGCACCGGCTATAAAAGGAAACACTTGCACTATCACAACAATAAAAATTAAGGCAGGACATCGTTATATTATACTCGGAAAAGCTGCAACAAACGCGGGCAATTCATCTATTATGAGTTGCAAAATACAAGTGGATAGTGGAATTGCAAAAACTACAGGCGGCTCAGATACAAGAACAACTATGGAATCCGGAGGCGGATGCGTTAATTGGATGTACGCAGAACCACAAACAGACTCTGTTATTGCATTACGCGGCTATGGCTATGCAAATATCGAATACAACTATGAAGGAATCCTTTTGGGCCTACAATTGAGGTAGCATTGATAACTAAATAGCGAGCTGGATATTTTAAATTATACAGGTACGACAAATTCCTCTGGCGTTTTGGATTTGCCATTAAAGTCTAAATATATAATATCCATCATTATTTTAACCCCGAAAGACTTCATCGGGTTATATGGTACAAGCGGTTCTTCGACATGGATAAAAGTTTTAAAATATGACATGTCGGTTGCAGGAGATACATCTGTAAGCGTTTCCATTTTATATTCAAATAAATAAATCATTTGAGAAATGGAAATAAAATAGCGACCTGGATCCGTTGACAAAAGCATGCACATTAGCGCCGTCTGCAAACATATCAATAGCATTTAAATATGGCGTGATTTTGTTTGCGGGCAGAAGCGCAAATTTTAAAATATGCTATGTGTCTGGATGGGGAGATATTGCCACTATAGGATCCGGTAATATTGATTTCAAAATAAACGAAAAAAATGTTATTTTGACAAATAGTACAGGTTCGTACATTAATTATTCATATATTCTTTTTGGCTACAAATAGCAATTGAACAAAATCGCTGCGCGATGGCCTGCCAAGGCTGTGGCATAGCGATTTTCTGTTTTCTATAATAAAAAACAGTGGAAAGCAAGTCCTAAAAGTAGTATTGTTAAATCACCACAAAATTGCTATTACTCTATATTTCTGGATACGTCAAAGACAAGATAACCTTTATCAGCTCCGTTAACCCGGAATTGCAGATAATTTTGGCTATTATTCAGCTTTCCAATCCACAATCCAACTTCCTGGCCTGCTGAGTTCGCCACCGCTTTTACTGCCTCGCTATTTTACGGCTTTGGCTTGTAATAAACCTTAAAGGATACTTCTTTTGAGTAAAGGGTAGTATCATCCCAATTTTTGCACCTTAGCCACCATTCATGAGTGGCGTTAGAGTAATAAGGTATAGCGTAGTAGTCATTTTTTTCGGATTTACATCCGAGGATTTGATAATCTGCAGATAGCGTAGTTTCAATATTTCCTCTTTCATTTGTTGTACCAGAAATTAACAGCTCGCTATTTTACAGACTTAAAACTCTTACTGAATCATCCCAAGTATTATTTTTGAAAAGAAAATACAATTTCTTTTCTGAATACGCGAACATGATGACAGCAGCTGAATCAACGGATCTCTTTAAGGCCAAACCGATAGTAAAAACAGACCCCATTCCTGACAGCTTAATCGTATTAGAGTTGGTCAGAAAGCATGATACTCCTGATTTGATAGAATCTGCAAATTTTTTTATATCAACAATCTCCGTGGGATACAGGTCGCTATTTAATTATTTTAAAATCAAAAGCACCCAGACAAGAAACCCTTGAATGAGTGCTTTTCAACCATAATCAATATGGTTTTCTCACAAGAACTATTATATCACATTATATAATTTTCGGAAAGGAGTTTAGCATGGGAAGAGATATTATGAAATGCCATCCGCAATTACAGGAGGCATTCAAACAATTAGCCGCAAAATGCAACGCTCAGGGCCTTACCATCGGACTGGGAGAGTGCTTCCGAACTGTGGCGGAGCAGGATGCACTATACGCTCAGGGCAGGACGAAGCCAGGAAGTATTGTAACCAACTCAAAAGGCTCCAGCTATTCTTCGCAGCATCAGTGGGGAATCGCCTTTGACTTTTACAGAAATGATGGCAAGGGAGCCTATGACGAGTCAGGAGATTTCTTCCGGCGCGTTGGCCAGATTGCAAAATCAATTGGCCTCGGCTGGGGCGGAGATTGGACAAGCATCGTTGACAAACCCCACATCTATTTACCAAACTGGGGCAGCGGGACAGGAATATTAAAACAGCAGTATGGGACGTTCGAGCGTTTTAAGCAGACTTGGGTTACCGAAAAGAAAGAATATATCTATCAGTCCATCAGCGCCGGCGCAGCGCAGGTGGAAGTGACAGCCTCCTCCTTGGTTGTTCGTAATGCTCCGGGCGGAGCGGATGCAGGAACCAGATACCACAAGGGGGAGCGTGTGGCACCGGTAGAAAAAGCTATGCACGGCTCAGAACGATGGTTCCGGACGGACAGGGGGTGGATCAGTGCTGATTATCTCCAGGGCTGGATTCTGGAAAACGGACAGTGGTGGTATTTACAGCCAGGGTACACTTATCCCGCCGGAAAACTGCAAATTATTGAAAATAAATGCTACTGCTTTGATTTTAATGGATGGATGATAACTAATAACAGAATTAAAGAGGATGGTGAGGTTATTTGATTGTAAAAAGTGGCTAATAAAATAAAAAAGACGAATAATGTCGATTTATGGGGAAAGTTTTTGTTTTACAAATACTCGATAAAGTGGTAAAATTATACATGTTGTCATTTGAAAGTGTTGTTTTTTTTGTGCAAAAGATACAATTCTATTCTTGGATAGCATTTATAAGAACATATGTTCTTACGGCGATTGACATCCACAGCAAATAGAAGTATAATAAATACAAACGTATGTTCTTTGGCTTTTAGGGAGGGCGTCATGGATTACAAGAAGATGATTATTAAGATGGTAGAAAAAATTGAAAGTGAAGAGGCATTAGAAATAATACACGATTTTGTTATTGTTCCGTATAACAGAGAAAATTATAAAAAGAGTAAACGTGAAGAAAGGGAGAATTAATCTCCCTTTCTTGCTTTGGATTTTTCATACATTCTGTTCATTATTTCCTGCAACGCTTTTTTGCTGCAATCATCTAAGCTAATGTATACTTCGATAAAGTCCTTAATAAATTCATCATCCCCAAAGGATATTTCCGCTAACAATGTCCCGAGGGGGTTTTCTTTAAACATATTTCCTTCACCAGTTCTGAGCCAATTTTCATTTATATTTTTTTCTTTGATGTTATTTTTTATCATAACAATATGAGATTCTTGAACATTTCTTCTACCGGATTCTATATCACATACACCAGATTTCGTAATATTCAACCTTTTCCCAAATTCTTCTTGACTCATTTTAAGTTCTTTTCTTAACTGTTTAACTCTTGCATTTATGCTTTCCATTAAATCACCTCCTTAATTGAATACTATCATAAAGTACGCAAAAAGTCAATAAAAAAGTACTTGAAACAGAACATTTTGACTTGACAAGTACTTGATACAGAATTATAATGTACTCATAACAGAACGAAAGGAGAAACATATGGCCACAATAGAATCTGTAGCAGACGATAGAATGAAAGAAGAAATAAAGGAAATAGTATCAGTATTTATGGATTTACCAAAAACTGATAGAGCAATTCTCCTTAATACAGCAGTTGGATTCAAAACGCTAAGAAGAATTGAGTCCGTAGAATCAAAAAATGAAATAACATAAGAAAGGAGAGATTAAGTGAACGAATTACAGATTTTTAATTCAGAAGAGTTTGGAGAAATCCGAACAGTAACAATTGATAATGAGCCTTGGTTTGTTGGAAAAGATGTAGCAATTGCATTAGGATATACAAATCCACAAAAAGCAGTCAGAGATCATGTTCAAGAAGATGATAGAGGGATGAACGAAATGGACACCCCTTCCGGTAGACAGACATTAACAGTCATTAATGAATCTGGATTATATGCGTTAATTTTCGGTAGCAAGTTGGAATCAGCCAAACGCTTTAAACACTGGGTAACATCCGAAGTTCTTCCAGCAATCCGGAAAAATGGAGGGTACATAGCAGGGCAAGAAAGTTTATCTGATGATGAGCTGCTTGCAAAGGCATTGATGGTAGCTCAAAACAAGATTGCAGAGCGGGACAAGCTGATTGCTCAAAAACAGAAACGTATTGATGAGATGCGTCCGAAAGAAATTTTTGCAGATGCGGTAACGTGTAGCAATACCTCAATTCTTGTTGGAGACTTAGCAAAGCTATTAAAGCAGAACGGTTTTCACGTTGGACAGAATCGCTTGTTTGAGATTTTGAGGAGTGAGGGTTTTCTTATCAAAGGTGGTTCCAGCAAAAATATGCCAACTCAGAAAAGTATGGAAATGAAACTGTTCGAGATTAAAGAAAGCACAGTTACAAATCCAGATGGAAGTATCAGAACCACCAAAACACCGAAAGTAACTGGCCGTGGGCAGGTATATTTCATTAACAAATTTGTAAAAAAGAAGGGATTCTTCCATTAATAGAGCAGAAATGAAAAACGCCCCGGCGGTGCTGGCACACCAACCGGAGCAGTAACCAGTAAAAACGGGCTTTACCAGTTACAGAGAGATATTATAACACATCTTCCTGTGATTGGCAAATGCAGGAGGATTTTTTTATGCAAAAACAGGAACCGAAGACCTGGGATGAGGTTCAGCGACATTATGCGATGCTTCAGAAGGAATCGAAAAATTCCTTGGCATCTGAAGTTATTACCGATTTGGCGAAAAAGAACCGTATCAGGACACTGATTATTGTTGGGCTTATTACCTTGATAATAATTCAGATGCACCAGAAAAGGAGGGTACTATGGAAAGTATCGGAGTGAAGGACCAGTGCAGCATTATGAACCATATTAACAATGTAGCGCGCGGGATTTTAGATAAAAGAAGCAATGTATCAGAGGCTTGTGAAAAAGCAGTATTCTCTGACATTTATTATCAGGTCCTGAGAGAGGCCGGAGCCTACAGCATTGATTTGATTCAGCCAGATTATTTGTTTGCCATACATGAGATGCTCGATTGCTACCAGCTTCCGAAAGCTATTGAGACAGAATTGGAGAAATAAGGAGATAGATAAATGAGAAATACAGATAGAAGAAAGATTTGCGAGTTAGCACAAATGGCAAAGAACGGAATTGATTTAGTGGATCGCATGGAAGCGGTTGGCGGATTGGCGGCCATCACAGAGTATCTGCGGACTATCGGAGAGATTACGCAGGAAGAATATGATTCAACAAAAGAAAATCTGATGGCTTTAGACAGCGAAATCAGAGCTTTGGTTGGACTCAAGATGAGTGCGGGAGGTATCAGATGATTTTCGAAAATAATATTGTTTCTGTAACTGGAAGAATTGTGTCACTATTTGAATTTGACCATGAATTCGGTAAAGAGAAATTCTATACCGCAACCATTGCTGTTAAGCGTTTGAGCGGAAACACAGATAAAATTCCTTTATTAGTGTCCGAACGGTTATTGAATATGAAGCAGGATTATAAAACTAAAGCAGTAAAAGTGGTTGGAGAGTATAGATCTTACAATTACCATGAAAATGGCACAACTCGTCTATTACTAAGGATTTTTGTAAAAGAGATAGAATTGTCAGAAGATATTGCTGACTTCAATAAAGATAATCAGATTTATCTGGACGGATACATATGCAAGGAGGCCATTTACAGGAAGACGCCTCTAGGGCGTGAGATTGCGGATCTGCTTCTGGCAGTCAACAGGCCCTACGGAAAATCAGACTATATTCCCTGCATCGCATGGGGAAGAAACGCCCGCTACGCCTCCGGCTTTGCCGTAGGCTCCAGAGTGCGGGTGTGGGGACGCGTTCAGAGCAGAGAGTACACCAAAAAACTGAGCGAGACCCAGTGTGAAAAGAGGGTGGCTTACGAGGTTTCGATCCGCGAGACGGAGGTGATTGAAGATGAAAATTAGGCTTAAATCTCTTGCGCTAGAGAACTACAAGAAATTCGATAACGGATCTTTTGATTTTTTTAACCGGACGAAAATTTCTGGGAAGAACAGAGAAGGAAAAACAACCATTGAAAATGCATATATGGAGATTTTGACTGGAAAAGAGGTTGACGGCACACAGCCGGATGGAATTAGGCCTCATGACGAAGATGGAAAGGATTTAAACCGGTCGGATGTTATCCGGGAAGTGGTTCTGGACATTGATGGAAAAGAAACCACGATTCGAAAAAATACAAAGCAGAAATGGAGAAAACCACACGGTCAGACAGAAGAAGTGCTCGACGGGAATACTGTTTCTTATGAGATTGACAGCTTCCCTTATGCGCCGAAAAAATTTGAAGAATATATGAAAGGATTAGTAGACCCGGAAAGTCTGCTTATGTGCAGCAATCCGAATCCTTTTCTTTACACATTGAAGAAATCCACCTCAGATGCGAGAAAGGTCCTGGAAAAGTTATCCGGTTTTAGCCTTGAAAAATTTTTGGCGAGCAATCCACAGTATGTAGCGGTGTTAGACCTTACGAAAGGTCATTCTGTGGAAGATACCATGAAGAAGCTGAGAAAACAGCTGACGGACCAGAAAAAGAAACTGACACAGAAAGACACAGAACTGAAATATGAGCAGACAAGAGATTCCGGCGGTCAGATTGAAACTTCTGATTTGGAACTTGCGAAAGGCGAGTGGAGAGATAAAATTGCGGAGGTTGACAGACAGGAGCAGGAACTTGACGAAGCAGTAAAGGCTTATGATTCTGCAAATGCTGAGATTCTTTCTTTAAAATCACGACTGAATGAGATTTTCAACAATGCAGGATTGGGATTAAGAGAACAGCGTTCCGAAATCGACCAGAAAATTTCTGAATTGAATATCCAGAACAAGGGTTACGCCAGTGATATGAAGCTGGCTGAAATTGATTTGCAGCATGCTCACATGGGTATTGAACGCCATAAAAAAGAATTGGAAAAAGCAAGAACTGATTATTCGGCTGCATCTCAAAAGATATTTGATGAAACTAAATTGCATGAGATTGAAGCAGAGCAGTTTGACGAAGATTCTTTAATTTGCCCGGAATGTGGACAGGTTCGACCTGAAGCACAGAGAATCAATCTTAGAGAAACTTTTGAGCAGAGCAAAGCCAGAAGAATTTCTGAACAGGAAAAGGCGAGAGAAGTGTTCAATTCTGAAATTTCAAAAATGCTTGATTCTATTACAGAAATCGGAAACAAAGCTGTTGATGATTTGAAAGTGGCGCAGGAAGCCAAAAAAGAAGCGGAACAGAAGATTTCGGAAGTGAGAAAACAGATTATTGAGACATCCTCTGAAATTGAGAAACTTTGCGAAGAACTAGACAAACTGCCAAAAGAGGTTGATTTATCTGGAAATGTAGAATACCAGGAACTTTCCGAACAGATCAAGAAAAAAGAATCCGCTCTGTCTGATATGGATAATGGGGCGGTAAAGCGTGTGGAATTGCGGCAGCAGAGAAACCATTATATGGACGAAATTTCCAAACTGGATGCCCAGATTCAGAAGTCTATCGCAGATGAAGAACAGAAAGAGCGAAAGTTAGCCGAACTCAAAGTTGAGTTTGACAAGCAGAAACAGACCGTTGCGGATATTGAGCGGCAGATGGATGTTATCAGTCAGTTTTCCATAGAGAAAAATGCAGCACTGGCAGAGAAAATCAATCCGTTTTTCAGGCACTTCCAGTTCAGCTTTTTGGACTTCACGATTGAGGGGAATCCAGTTGAAACTTGCAAAATGGTTTGTGCCGGAACAGATTACAACAATCTGAACGGCGGAGATAGAAAACTTTGTGAGGTTGATTTGTGTAGAGGATTGCAGGAAATGAATGGTCTGAATTTGCCGATTTGGATTGATGAAGCAAACACGATTGACCCGTGGCGTATTCCGCAGGATATGGAACAACAGTTGATTTTGATTAGCAGGACAGATGATGAGATGAAAGTGGAGGAAATGATATGAATATACCAAAAAATGATTTTATTCGAGTTTTGAATGGGGATTTAGAAGAAATTAAAAAATATAAGAAAAAACTTGGACTCTTTGGTAAAAAATGCGCTTGTTGCGGAACTATATTTGTGCCAAACAAAAGAATAGACGAAAAATACTGTGATAAATGCAGGCGTATCGGATATGAGGCTACATTGGACTCGAAAAAGAAAGATCTAAGGAGAGAATACAAAAGGCTATATGCTCTTTATATGAGAAAGGTAATTTCTAAAGAAGAACTTGATAAAAGAATGAAAAATTATAAAGAAAGTAATGGGAAATAATTCAAGCATCACTGAAATGTGAATAGGAAATTTCTGGGTGCTTGCGTGGCAGCAGTAGGTTACCAAAATAGAAAAACAAATTACAGTATAACAAATTAAATTATAAAACAGAACAACGCAACACAGGACAAAACAGCTTACTGTTTCGATTTAAGAACCAGGAGTAAATAAGGAAAGGAATTGTAAGAATATGACATTATTAGAATTACAAAAAATTTTAGGGGAAAGAATTGAAGTGACTAATAACTTGAGTGCTTCTGATGAAGAATTAAAAAAAGAGAATGAAAAATCTGATATGATTGCCAGACTTGCAAAACAAATGATAAATAATGCAGATGTTGTTCTTAGAACAGATAAACTGATTTCTGAAAACAAACTGCAAAAGGAAAGCACTATTGCAATGATGGTTGGAGAAAAGAGTGATTTAGAGTGAAAGGATACACTGCTCAACAGTTGTTGTGGTTGAAGGAAAATTGTGAGAATTTTAGTACTTACAAAAAAATGGGAGATAAATTTAACGAAATTTTCGCAGAAGAAAAATCGTGGAAAAATTTACACGCAACTTGCAAGCGACATGGATATATACAAACTAATCATCTAAATTGCTCATTTACAAGTGAGCAAAGAGCCTTTTTAGAATCAAATCTTCCTTTTCATAGTTACCGAGAAATAACGAAGTTGTTTAATGAAGAATTTTCTCTTTTAAAAACGGTAAAGCAAATACAAAGTTTTTGCATTGATAACGGAATAAAAAGAGGATTAGAGATTCCGATTGGAAGTGAACATAGGAGTGGAAAATACATAATGGTAAAGGTGAGGGAAAATGAAAAAGGTGTTCCAAATCATAAAATTTGGAGAATGAAACAACAGGTTGTTTGGGAACAAAATTATGGAAAAATACCGAGAGGCAAAATAATAATTTTCCTTGATAACAATAGTTTGAATTGCGACATATCAAATTTATATCTTGCCGACAGGAAAATATTAAATTTATTAACAGTCAATAAATGGCATTTTTCTAACAGAGAACAGAAACTAGCTGCATTGAAATGGTGTGAATTATATTTTTCTATGGGTAAAGACATAAAACCACAAAACCCTAACAAACAAGTGCATATTCCAATGACAGAAGAAGAAAGGTGGAAGATATGCCCAGTATGTGGAAAAAAGTTTGAAGTATTTCAAAGGAGAAAAGCCATTACATGTAGCAGAAAATGTGCTTCGACATTAAACCACGGAGAAAGTTTGAGAAAATATATGGTTAATAATCCAAAAGAGAAACACTTTTGTAAAGTAGAAGGGTGAAATAATCCTGTTCACGGATTAGGTTATTGCGATTTACATTATCATAGGTTTAAAAAAACGGGTAGCCCATATGGAGTAAAGAGAATCACTTATAACTCAAGAAATGATGTAAAAACAATATTATTCAAAGAAAACGAGGAAAATTAAAATGGCAGAAAATCATCAAAAGCGGTTAAAGGCTTTAACCAGGATATGACCTGTACACCAACAGAGGACATTAAATTCCAGTATGAAGAAGGAAAAACATATGAGGAAGAAGTTGCTGATGTATGTAATAAAGGTTTCCATGCTTGTGAACTTCCAATGAATGCTTTTAGCTACTATCCGCCTACCAAAAGCATTTATCACGAAGTAGAAATGTTTGGGAAAATTGATAGTTCTGAAAGCAATAAAACGTGTTCTTCTAAAATCAAAATCGGAGCGAAAATCAACATCGCAGGAATTATTAAAGCTTCTATTGATATTATTAGACGAAAAGCAGAAGAAGAGTCATCCGCCAGCTCCGGGGACTATGGTAACGCCGCCAGCTCCGGATACAGAGGTAACGCCGCCAGCTCCGGGAACTGTGGTAACGCCGCCAGCTCCGGATACAGAGGTAACGCCGCCAGCTCCGGGGACTATGGTAACGCCGCCAGCTCCGGGGACTATGGTAACGCCGCCAGCTCCGGGGACTGTGGTAACGCCGCCAGTTCCGGATACAGAGGTAACGCCGCCAGCTCCGGGGACTATGGTAACGCCGCCAGCTCCGGGAACTGTGGTAACGCCGCCAGTTCCGGATACTGTGGATCAGCAAAAGCAGAACATCCCAATTCTTGTGCGATTGCATGGGGACCAGAGTCAAAGGCAAATGGTGTAAAAGGATCACATCTTGTTTTAGCAGAGTGGGAATCCAATGGTGGAAAGTATTGGGAAGAAGAAACATGGAAATTCAAGGGAGCAACGATGGTTAGAGTTGATGGAGAAAACATTAAGGAAAACACTTGGTATGGATTAAGAAACGGAAAAGTTGTTGAAATTAAGGAGGACTAAATCATGGCAGAAACAAAAAATGCAGTTGCAACCGCACCGAAACAGGATTTCAGCGTAGCCCTGACAGAAAAACTTAATGGGGTTTCAGATGCACTCCCGAAGGATTTTAATAAGGCGAGATTCGTTCAGAATTGCGTTGCTCTGCTGAATGATAATCCGCAGTTGCAGAAATATAACAGAAACCAGATTATTTCCGGACTTCTCAAAGGAAGTTATTTGGGTTTGGATTTTTATTCAAAGGAATGTTATTTGGTTCCTTACGGAAATCAGCTTAATTACCAGACTGATTACAGAGGTGCTAAGAAATTGGCAAAGAAGTATTCTATCAGACCGATTAAAGACATCTATGCAAAGCTGATCCGTGAGGGAGACGAGTTCGAGGAAATGATTCTGAACGGCGAGCCTTCCTTTAATTTCAAGCCCAAATTCTTGAATGATGGAAAAATCATCGGCGCATTCGCAGTTGTTCTCTATCAGGATGGCGGACTTGGATATGATGTCATGTCACTTTCCGAACTGGAAAATACCAGGAAGCACAGCAAAGCCAGCAATTCTCCGGCATGGAAAGATTTTACCGGGGAGATGTATAAAAAGACTGTTTTACACAGGCTTTGCAAACATATCGAGCTTGATTTTGAGAACCCGACTCAGAGGAGCTTATTTACTGCCGGGATGGAAGTTGAGACTGATGTTGCAGAGCAGGTCAGAAATGATATTGAATCTAACGCGAACAAAGAAGAATTCATCATTGATGATGCCATTGTCGAAGCAGATGTAGTTGAGAGTAGCGAAGAATTACCGCCATTCATGACCGATGGAGGAATGTAGCATGAGTATAGCTTGGGTAGTATGTTTGGTTGGTTGGTTTTTAGCTTTTGGTGCATGGGTATTCCAGTTTGCATGCAAAAACAATACATTTCCACCTTTAATAATTATGTGGATTTTCGTAGCCCTTTTGTGGTTGACAAAATAAGATAATCAGGGCGGTTTATCCGCCCTTGAAGAAAGGAAACACGATGGACGTAGTAAGAAAAGATGTAGAACTGCTGGTTCAAAAAGAACTTGAATCAGCCAATAAGAAGTTTCAGATGTTTCGGTCACGGCATGAGGGATGTGCCGTAATTGTAGAGGAAATCCAGGAAGCTGAGATTGAATTTAAAATGTTAAATGACACATTTAAGTCAGTTTGGAATCTCACAAAAGAAGATTCGTACGATTCGGCTGAAATTTTGAGGTTGAGAAATACCGCAGTTTCATTAGCAGTTGAAGCAATTCAGGTAGCAGCTATGGCACAGAAATTTATTGATAGCGAACTCCAGATGCCGGAGGTGTGATATGCACAATCAATTTCCAGAAATGTTTCTAACAGACCAGGTGATACGAGGAAAATGGATTTTAGCCAAGAGTAAGGCCAGACCTGAAGAAAGTCAATTTTGCAGGGTGATTACTTTTGATGGAAACGAATATCTTGGCCTTTACTGCCCACAGCTTTCAAAAGATGGAAATGGTGCTTTTTCAATCGGCAGCGGAATCGTATTTTGGCTCAGTGTGGTAGCCTGGAAAATTTGTGAATAGAACGGAGGTGTGATATGAGAATTGTTTCACAGAATGGAGCTATAGATCTTCCTTATGACGGATGCCTTGTTTGGCTTAACAAGGAAAAGGTTGTAGTTTCTCCGATTGGAAATTCGGATTCAAATTATACAGTGGCAATTTATTATGCGCCAGAGAAAGCGGAAAAGGCTATGAAACTCCTTCGCGAAGCTTACATAGTGCGTGAAAACTTCAAAGAAATGGAACCAGAATTGCAGTTACGAATGCTTGAAGCAGTCGAAAAAGGGACACGCTTAATGTATGGAGGAATATTCCAGTTCCCGAGAGAGGAAGATTTATGATTGAGATTATTTCAGACCATGATCCGACAAATGCGGACCGAATCAGAAGCTTAAATGATGAAGAATTAGCACAAGAGAATGTTGTTGGATTTGCTTATATGCGAGGCCATACACCATCTGTTATATGGAGAAGTGTGCATACAGGAGAATACGATACCAAAGAAGAAGCCATCAAAGCTGAATTAGGCTGGCTTCAGCAATTGGAAGAGTGAGGTGAGATATGAGTAAAAAGGTTAAATGTATTGATTGTCATAATTCTTCTCATTGGGCATTACCATATGGAGTATCAGAACAAAATTATGAATACGCAAAATTATGTTTTCAAACTTCAAAAGCAAGTATTGTATGTAATGAAACTATGAAAACTAAATCTATTAAACATGAACAATATTGTAAGAAATTTTTAAAGAAAACAGAAATGGATTTAGAGTCTGATTCTTATATACAAAAGAACAAGAAAAATTAGAAAAAATGATTACGGAGTATGAAGAAAGTAAGGGTATAGAAAATTGAAAACAAACTTGCAATTCTTAGGTGAACATGAATGTAAACCTATGAAAAATTTAAATAATGTTGCCATTGAAAAATATATGGTAAATGGAGTTGCAGACTGGTATCATCATTTAATTTTAGAAAATGAAAATGATAAGTTAAATGCAATTTTATATTGCCCGTATTGTGGAGAAAAATTAGAAAGATAGTTGAGCATTTCAAAGAAAGCGAGGTGATGCTAAATGTTCTTGAGAGTAATTTCTACAGGCAGTAAAGCTGGGAACTGCTATGCTTTGGCATCTGGTTCTGGACAGATTCTTCTTCTGGATTTTGGATGTGATAAGAAGAAGATCCTTAGAGGAATTGATTACAGAATTTCAGATGTTATCAGTGCTGTTTTATCTCATGGGCACGGTTAGGTGATCATTCCAATAGTTACAAGTGGCTGTTTGAAAACGGGATTCCTATTTACACCAACGATGAAACGGCAGCAGGATTGGAAACTGTAACCGGAGAACTCCTGAAAGGTGTTCCGGAAAAGAAATGGTTTCAGTGTGGAGAATTTAAGGTCATGGGATTTTATGTTCCCCATGACAACACTCCGAATTTTGGTTTCTTAATTGAGCATGAAGAAATGGGGCGATTACTCTATATGACCGATCTTGAATATTGCCCCTATAGCTTCAAAAATCTACGGGTGCAGCATTTATTGATCGAAGCAAACTACATAGAAAATTTAGTAAATCGTGAAGCTGAAAACTACGCTCATCAGATACGAGGGCATTGTTCACTTAGTACATGTAAGGGAATTGTTGAGGCAAACAAAACAGATGATCTACGAACTGTAACTTTAATTCACTTATCAGATAAAGTTTGTGATCCAAACAGGGTTCTGAAAGAAATCAAGGAAGTTGCTGGGGATAGAGCTGAGGTGAATGTGGCAGTTCCAGGGTTGCGTGTGGAATTAAAGAGACTTCCGTTTTAGGAGTTTTAGGATGATATTAATAAAATATGAACATATGAAATGTGAATGTGGTGGAATTATTGGTATGTATAATGGAAAGGATTTTACTTGTGGTAGATGTGGAAAGAAATTTGACTTATATAGAATCCCATATGATGAAATAAGCATAAACGATAAAACAGGGTGGATTTTCCCTGTGAAAATTAAGGAGAATAACCATGATTGAGTGCTTAAAAATTGAGGATTTTGTGATTTCACATATGTTCAGACCGTATATGCCGAGCTTGTTGCTTGGAGAATTTCAGAGTTGGGAATATTGTGAAGAACAGGAAAAAATCGAACAGAAATTGCGTTCTCGCCCAAAATATATCATTGACATTTTGGAGAAAGACCCAGAAACCAAACAGCGAGTTTTTAACAGGCTGCGGAAGTGTGGTGGTGTGAAGTTTTATAGGTATCTGGATATGAACAATCCAGTGATTCAGTATGTTAAGAAAGGATTGGAAGAATGACTGATACAGAATTGAAATTATTAAAATCTTTCCCTGGAAGTTTCATAAACGACAATGGAAAATTTATTCCAGAGAGAAGTGGAGTAGCCTATTTTGATCTCGCAAATTGTGAATCTAGTGAAGAAATCAAGTGCAAGGTGCTGGAATGGTGTTCCAGAGCTGCTTATAAATCGGAACCATATGATAAAAGAGAGAGAATGATTGGCTTCATGAGTTTATGCTTGATGGCATCAATAATTTACTCGACACTGACTTTTCAGAAGAAGATATGGAGCTGATTTACACAAAGTTAGGGAATGGCTGTAACAGACCATTGTGTGAGAAATTTGTAATGAGTGGATATGATATGGAGGTTTTGAAGTGAGACAGGTTATTTATACAGCAGATGACGAAGATCCAGATTGCATGAGGTGCGATCATTGTGATTGTGATGATTATTTGTGTATTACTCAATGTGGTGCGGAACATGGGTGGAATGGATATGAAAGAATTGAGTATGAGGAGGAATGAAAATTGAATAGTTGTATTTTTATGGTCGCCTTGTTAATGATGTGGAATTAAGATATTCGCAAAGCAATGTTGCTGTTGGGAAATTTACGTTGGCGGTAAACAGAGCATATCAAAGAGGTGATGTGAAAGCTGATTTCTTGAATATGGTAGCGTTCAGGAAAACAGCCGAAACCATCAGTAATTATTTTCATCAGGGAAGCCGGATTGTGGTTCACTGCCATGTGCAGAATGAAAGCTATACCAATAAGGATGGAAACAATGTTTACCAGACAAATTTTATTGTTGATAGTTTCAGCTTCGTTGACACCAGAGCAGAAGGCGGAATTACCCGTAATCAGAATAATGCAGTTTCAAATAATCAGGTCGATTCGGATGGCTTTATGAATATCCCTGATGGGGTAGAAGATGATGGACTTCCGTTCAATTAGGAGAAAAAGATATGAGACGAAAGATACCAAAAAGTAGCCGGGAGGAAATTAACCGAATCTCGTCAGAGAAACAGGAGCAGATTTTAAAATACATGCAAGAATCTGGTGCAGTGACTATCCAGATGGTAGCAGAGGCGTTGGGATTGACGCACAGTGATACCAGGAACCAGTTCGGGAACCTAAAAAATAAAAACTTAATAGAATGCGTTGACAACAATCCGAATGGATATTTGTATGCCCTTTATGAAAAAGGAAAGACACAAAGCTATAAAGCCAAAGCAGAAAAAGAATCGTTCAAGCAGGCTATTCGACCTGAAGAAATACAGGTCGTAAAAAGAACAGTAAAAGTCGGTGATCCGTTTTACATACTGGACGATGAAGGCAATAAGAAACGCATTCGGGTAACTGATACGAGGTATCCTTACATTTGCCTGTTCGATAACAGACAGGCGTATTCCTGGGCAAATGTAGCACTATATAAGAGGCCTGGAAATCGTATTTTGGGACAGTGGGAAACTCGGGAAGGCGGTTCGTGATGATTCGAAAAAAATATGCTAATCGAAGCTGGAGAAAAAAGAGAGAGCGTATAACCCAATACGGTTTCAGGAACGCAAAGGAGAGTAAGATGGACAAGAAACCGAGTGAAATCATCCAGCAGTTTCTGCAGCTTCTGGATGAGAGCCATGAACATTTTAATGAAGCGTGTTCGCTGATTGAAGCAGAAAACAGCAAGACACTGGTCAATACGCATTTACTGGAAGATTGCGAAGATGATGAACTGTATGAATTCGCATACAAATGGAGAGCTGCGTTAAGGGAACGCAGAAGGCAATGCGACCGAAAAGCATTGTATGAGAATATTCATAGATTTGCGATTTCTGAGGCGAATAAGCCAACCGCGAAAAGATTAAATGGTCTGGTTAAAGAACAGATTAAGACGGAAGAGTATCTGGATATTCCGTATAAGGAGCGAGAATTTAAGGGAGGAACAAAGTAAAATGACCGAAAAATGTTGTGGAACCTGCCGATATTGCAGACGTTCGGAAGAAACCGGAGAATGGGTTTGCATCAATGACCTGAGTGATGATTATGCTCTGGAAGTTGATTATAGATACAAATGTGAGGAGTATGAGGAAAGGGAATGAGAAAGGAGTGTGAGGATTGAGCCAATACAAGAACATTGCAAAGGCAAAAGCCATAGAGAGAAAGAACCGGGAACGGCTGCTGAAAGTTAATAATGGTATTTTAGGAGACATAAAATGCACGGTAATTTCAAAGATATAACAGGTCAAAAATTTAATATGTTGACAGCTGTTGAGTTAGTCAGAATCGAAAAAGGGATTGGGGCAATATGGAAATTCAAATGTGATTGTGGAAATATGGTTGAATTACCAGCAGGACGTGTTAAGTTTGGTACAACCAAATCGTGTGGCTGCATAAATCACAAAACTCCAATTAAAAACGATTTGACTGGCAAAACATTTGGAAAATGGACTATTGTAAAAAGAGAAAACACTTCAAAAGGTGGTAAGTGGGTATGTAGATGTGATTGCGGTAATTACGCAATCGTAGGAACGTATGATTTAAAAAAACGGAAAGAGCACTAATTGTGGTTGCAGTAGGGCAGAGGACTTTAAGGGAAAAAGATTTGGGAAATGGATTGTAATAAAAAGAGATAAAGGCAGCAAGAAAGAAGTCAGATGGATATGCAAATGCGATTGTGGAACAGTCAAATCCGTATCTTCCAATAGTTTAAAAAAAGGAACATCAACAAACTGTGGGTGTGAAAGATTTGTCGATTTGTCGGTAAAACGTTTTGGCAAACTTTTAGTTCTTAAAAGAGCAAATCCCATTATATCGAACAGTGGAAAGACGGTTCAAATGTGGAAATGCAGATGTGATTGTGGTAATGAAGTTACAGTTAGACATAACTGTTTGCAAAGCGGACACACGACATCATGCGGTTGTTACCATAAAGAAAAATTTGGAAATATAAATAGGTCACATAATTTGTCATATAAATCACACTTATATGGAGTGTGGAAAAGTATGAAAGACAGATGTTATAGAGAGAAGTGTAAATCATACAAAAATTATGGGGAAAGAGGAATATCAGTATGTGATGAATGGAGGGATGATTATAAAGCATTTTATGACTGGGCTATGGAGAATGGCTACAAAGAAGATACAGGAAACGGGTCAGTAAATGTTTTATCAATAGATAGGATTGATGTAAATGGAAACTATGAGCCAAATAATTGTCGGTGGGTAACGGCCGATATACAGGCCAGAAACAAAAGGAGGAAAGTAGGTGATGACCATTGATAATTCTTGAAGATACCAGAAATCAAGTTGGAAAACACGATAAAAAAAATGAATATTTCTTACAGAACGGAATTGAGGTTCGCAGGACAAAACTTTATTGCGGAGATTATACATTGCCAACAAACCAGAGTGTATGTATTGATACAAAAAAAGATATTCAAGAACTGATTGGGGATATATGTGGAAAATCTCATGAGCGTTTCAGAAATGAGCTTATACGGGCGCAGGAGAGCAATATAAAGCTGATTATACTCACTGAGGATAACGGTGGGTACTGTGACAGAAAAAAAACGATTTATAACAAACCAGTGACGTGTGTAAGGGATTTATTCAGTTGGAAGAATCCGAGGTTATTTATCTTTCAGGGTGGAAAGCAGAAATATCCAAAAGCAACAAAAGGACAGACGTTAGCTAAATGCCTTATAACCTTGCAAGAGAAATATGGATGTGATTTTGCTTTTACTACTAAAGAGAATAGTGGAGCAGAAATTTTAAAGATATTAGGTATCTCAGAGAGCTTTTGAGAAGTTCAATGAGCTTTTGGAGGAAGGTAAATAATGTCAGAAAAAATAACATATAAAATTGGGCAGATTTTAACATCTAATTGCGATGTGGAAGTAGAAAAGGGAATCTCCGGAGAGAAGGTTATTATTCCGAAAGGAAATAAAATCATTATTGGAGCTGATAATTTAGCACATCATTTAAGAAACGGAATGGTTCAGCCATTCGGAGAAAATATTGAGGTTAAAGGATACGATACAGAAGGAATTGCGGAATTTATTCTTTCGTGGATGTCAAGATTTTACCCGCTTAATGAAATGTTTGAAGATTATGAAGTAGACGAAAAAGAGTTCAAGTCTGAAATGGAATGTGCTTTAGAAGAAATTGGTCTTTAAGTGTAGGAAAGAAAATGAGTGACATTATTGAAGAAAAAGACAAAATCCTTTACTTTACCTTATTTAAAGTTGAAAAAGGGAGAGAAAAAATTTGTAAGTGTAACCCTCCGCATTATGAGATTGACACTGTAAATCGCATTGTAACCTGTAAGGATTGCGGAGCTACGTTGGATTCATTTGATGCTCTGTTGACGTTGGTTAATTATACGGATAAATACAGTGAGTATCAGAAAATGGCACTCAAAAAAGCCAAATCATATGCAGAACTTGCAGATAAAGAATGGAAAAGGCGTATGAAAAATAAGGCATTTAAAGATATGGACGTTAATTATCATAGTGGTTTATATCCTATTTGTCCTGAGTGTGGAAAAATATTTGACCCTATAGAAATAACATCATGGACTAACAAAGCGTTTTATGAAGGAGAAAATAAGAATGAATGAACAACTTAAACCATGTCCGTTTTGCGGCGGGGAAGCGAATCTGAGTATAGATCCAGAAACGACAAGAGACACAGAAAATAGGTTATGGGCGTATCAAATAACATGCAATAAATGCTGTGCTACAACCGGATTATGTTGGTCTGAGGAACAGGCAAACAAAGCATGGAACAGGAGAATATATGAGCAGAACTGATTTTAACGCTTTTATCTACGGTAAGCCAGCAACTAAATCTGGCAAATTTACCGGAAGTAAGAAGAAAATCAAGAAGATTAAGAGAGGGAAATAGCCCTAATATACACAAAAGATAATTAATTTATTTCAAAAAAGAGCCTACTGGCATGATCTACAAAAGAGCCGGATTCCCGGCATGAATCCCAATTAAATAAATGAAGTTAGGAGGACGAGTTGTCCGGACATAAAACTGCGGTTTCTCCTAAAAGAAAATGAATAATTTTAAAAATAAAAAAAGAGAATCAAATGCGAACTGTATAGAGATTCTATGCAGAATTACAAAAAATATGCCATACCTCCAGCACAATTGATTATAGCTGATGTCCCTTATAATGTTGGTAATAATTTTTATGGCAGTAATCCTATGTGGTATAACGGCGGCGATAACAAAAATGGAGAAAGTAAATTGGCTGGAAAAGCTGCTTTCAATTCAGATTTTAATTTTAATCTGTACGAATATTTTCATTTCTGTTCAAAGATGTTGAAGAGAGATGATACAAAACCTATTCAGCGTGGTAGAAGCAGTAATTCTCCTTGCATGATTGTGTTTTGTTCCTTTGAGCAGATACAGACGCTTATTAAGGCAGCTGAAAAGCATGGTTTTATTCATTATATACCGCTTGTATTTTGCAAGAATTACAGCCCACAGGTGTTAAAAGCAAATATGCGAATTGTTGGAGCAACAGAATACGCACTTGTTCTTTATCGGGACAAGCTTCCGAAATTTAGAAATGGAGTTCAGACAGACGATAATGGAAAGAATATCCCAGGAACCGGACATATGATTTTCAACTGGTTTACATGGGAGCGGGATGGGAAAGATATTCCAAAAATCCACCCAGCGCAGAAACCTGTAAAAGTTTTAAAACAGCTTATCGAGATTTTTACAGATCCGGGAGATGTTGTTATTGATCCTTGCGCCGGGAGTGGGAGTACATTAAGAGCAGCCGCAGAACTTGGCAGAAGCGCATACGGGTTTGAGATTGACAGAAATTTCTATAAACGTGCAAAAGAAGAAATGCTGGTCTTTGAAACAGAAAATCAGATATCTATGTTTGATATGGAGTATGAGAAAAATGAGTAATAAAGCAGATTACGATTTCTATAAATCCATTGGAATCTGTGTTCGCTGCCATAAAAGAGTAGCGGAGCCAAATAAGGTCATGTGTTTTAAATGTGCAGATATGGAACGCATAAAGGGTAAAGAAAAGCGGAAACGAAACCATGAATCTGAAAAGAAACGGGATTTGGACAAGTATTACCGACTAAAAGAACAGGGTGTTTGTACCTACTGCAAGCATGAAAAAGCTGTACCAGGGAAAACGAAGTGTAAGAAATGCTTAGTGAAAATCCGAACTAAAAGACAATCGAAACGGCATGATATTGACCGTTCCGAGAGACGTTCTTACAGTATTTGTTACATCTGCGGAAAGAATCCAATTTTACCCGGAAAAGGCGTCTGTAAAGAGTGTTATGAAACACGAACTACAGCAATTCAGAAATGCATTGACAGCAGGGATGAGGGTTTCAATGATTATTGGAAACGAGAAAATAACTTGTTTTTCTCCAACAAAAAGATGCAAAAATGATAAAAATAATGAAAAATTTTATGAACAGCTTAAAGCCAGGTGACACAATCAAGTGTTCTGATGCTGACGACTGCATCAATATTATGATAGAACTTGCAAAAGAGGGAGCCGAGACAGACTTCCTCTATGGAAAAGATAGAGGGAAAGGACTTTGGTTGGAAATTAAGAAGGTGATGGAATATGGACGAGAAGAAAGTTAGAGAAGCGATAGAAGGATTTCAAGGGCAAGTGGATTGGTTAAAACGCATTGATGATAAATGTTGTGAGGAAGCACGTAGATGTTGTATTGAATATTTCGAAACAGCAATAGAAGCATTGAAGAAACAGTTATCAAAAAAACCGAATACAACAGAAGATAAGCAATTTGCATTATGTCCTTGTTGTAACAGTAGAGGTTTATTGAATCAACAGAAATATTGCGATAATTGTGGCCAAAAGATTGATTGGATGGAATAATAGTTAAGATTATTTCAAGTAATTATATAATGGAAAGGTGAAAAAATGAGAGAAATCCTTTTTAAAGCAAAGAGAAAAGATAATGGAGAATGGGTGGATGGGTATTATAGAGCAGACACAGACTTAGATATTCATTTTATTTGTGGGTGGAATTATTACCTGTCAGAGAATGGCTTGGAAAGAGAGCCATTTGAATATGAAATCGATCCAGACACTCTCTGCCAGTACACCGGGCTTACCGACAAAAACGGTAAGAAAATTTGGGAGAATGATATTCTTAGAAGAGATGGATATTGGGATATAAGAATTGAATTTGAAAATGGTGCATTCATGGTTAGAAATGCCGACAAGATACAGTATATTAATCGTGTTACATACACGTTTATTAGTACATTCGATATCAAAGAATATGAAGTAATCGGAAATATTTTTGATGGAGGTTTTAATGACGGTAAAAAAAACAAAAGAAAATTAATTTTATAAATGATTGTAATGCAATTGTTGATTATGGAGATTTAGAAAAAGCGATTTTATGGTATTCTGATTCGCCAGTTACTTCGGTTAAACATATTTATATACATGGGAAATATCCTGCTGTAAGTATTGGAAAAGATAAAATACATATTCATAGACTACTAATGATGTATTGGCTTGATTCTAAAATACCTACAGAATTTTCAGTTCATCATATAGATGAAAATAGACTTAACTCATCTAAAGAAAATCTTTCTGTGATACTAAATTCATCTCATAATAGTAGGCATAATAAAGGGAAAGTTGTTACTGAAAAAATGATGGAACATGTTTTAGAAATGAATCATGCAAGAAAAGGGACAAGACAACCCTTTCATAGAAAAGATATTTCGCTTAATGGCGTAAAAGAATTATTAGATAAGGGATATAGCATTAATAGGATAGCAAAAGAGCTTAATTGTGATTGGAGTACAGTTAAAGCACGAGAAAAGGATATTTTCGATAATCCAGAGCTGTTGAAGGTGGAGTGATGAATGTATTAGAGAAGATTATAGAAAAGATAGAGCATGAAGCCATGACCAATAAAGAAATTGGCAGAAAACAATGTGAAGGCATGGCAATAGCAATGAATATAATTCGCTTACATATGGATGATATTAAAATGAATGAAGAAAGATGGATTCCAGTAGAAGAAAGATTTCCGGAGGATAATAACGAAGAATTTTACGATTCTGTAATAGTTACTTTAGATTCTGGCAGAGTAGCAGAAGGATGCTATAGAAGCGCAGACAAGGAATGGTGGATTGACGCGCCTGACGGACACCATTTTTCTGAAAATCAAACAGGTCATGTAGTAGCCTGGCAGCCTCTGCCGGAACCATATGGAGAGAAGAAGTGATGGAAGAATTGGAAAAACTGCTTAGCAGATATACCAAGTCTCTTGCAATATGCGGAATTATCATATGCATAGGAATGATGGTTACAGGAATCACGGGCAATGATAACGCAGTTCTTTATAGTTTTATCATTGCTCTTAGGGCGGAAACAATACTCCTTCCTATATTTATTGTAATCTATTTAGTAAAACTATTATTCAGGAGAAGGAAATGAAAAAATCAAGTTTAAAGGAGGCAACGCATGTTATACACTTACGATATCACGGATGTTGAAACTGGGGAAATAGTTGCCAGAGATATTACAAAACGCAAAGTGCGGGAAGTATTGGGAGTGGCCTTAGATATCACCCATTATGTCGAAGATTTAGTCCTGTGCAAAGGACGATATAGAATTTCCCGTAATCAAGTAATTAAAGAGAGTGAGAATGAACTGTTTTTACAAAAATGGAGACAAGCTATTCAGCTCTGTAAACAGTATCCGCATCTGGATCAAATCAAGATTACGATGGAAAAATGATAAAGAAAGGTGGGAGTTCATTGGCACTGATTGAATATCTAAAGAGTGGAAAAGACAATGCGGTTTCTCTCAATTATCTGGCGCAGGCGAGCGGGATGGGGAAGCGTAAAGTCAGAGATGAGATCAACCAAATCAATACTTCTGGCAAAGAAATTATCTGCAATTCCGGAGACGGTTCCGGATATTACATAGCTGCGAATCTGGAAGAGGCTAAAGCTTACCGCGCATATAACCGTAGTTACTGGCAGAGCGGGCTGGAAAAGGACAGAGGAATCGCCAGATGCATGGAACGCAAGTTTTCCGGACAGATAGAAATGGAGTTGGAGAACTGAATTAGATTGCTTGGAGGAGACAAATGTCGAGTGATGTAAAATGGATAAAATTAACAACCAGTATGTTTGACAACAGAAAAATCAAGCATCTGCGAAAACTCCCGGAAGGTAACAACATAGTTTTGATTTGGGTAATGCTTTTAACTATGGCCGGAAGATGTAATGCAAATGGGTTTATATTTCTTACGGAAAATATCCCATATACTCCTAAAATGCTTTCTGATGAACTTGGGTTTGACGAAAATGTGATTCAGGTAGCTTTATCAGCTTTGGAAAAATTTGAAATGATCCGTAGAGACGGAGAATTTTTATCAATACCAGGATGGGAAGAACATCAGAATGCCGAAGGATTAGAAAAAGTAAGGGAACAAACTCGGAAAAGAGTTGCCGAACATCGAAAGAGACAGGAAATGAAGGCTATCGAGCTTGAATGTAACGTTACATGTAACGTTACTGAAACGTTACCGTTACGCAATGTAACGCGACAGAATAAGAATAAAGAAATAGATAAAGAAAAAGAAGTAGAAATAGATATTAATACTCCCCCTATATCCCCCTCTTTTGAGGGGGAGTCTGGTAAGGGTAGCGTAAAAAAGAAAGAACCAGTTGTCTATTATCCTGATGATGAAATGCTTGATAGTGCCTTTAAAGAATTCCTGACTATGAGAAAGCAAATCAAGAAGCCATTAGCCACCAAGCAGGCATTAACCCGAATGAAGAATAAGATTGAGCGGTTATCTGGCGGAAATTCCGATTTAGCCATTCGAATCTTGAACCAGTCGACCGATAATTGCTGGCAGGATGTTTACGAGCTGAAAGATGGGCGGCATAAACGCTTTTTCTCCAATGCCGGCGAGAGAGATATTTTAAACGAGTGGAGGAATAGCTAATGACAAGAGAGGAAGTACAGGATTTCCTTGCGATGGTGCAGGCTACCTATCCTAATTACAATCCGCCAAGCAGAACGGCAGCGGTGAACGCATGGACAATCGCTCTGGAAGAGTACAGCAAAAATGAAATCGCCACAGCATTTAAGGTTTACATGCAGACAAATACAAGCGGATTTGCCCCAACTCCTGGGCAGATTATCGAGAAGGTTCATTTCCTTTCTGCCCCTCAGGAGCTGAACGAAATGGAAGCATGGGCGTTAGTGAGTAAGGCCATCAGAAACAGTACATATAACTTTGATTATGAGTTTTCCAAACTTCCCCCTCTGGTTCAGCGGGCAGTGGGGTTGCCAAGCCAGCTGCAGACGTGGGCATTAGATGAAAATTACAATGAGCAGATCGTTTCGTCCCATTTCATTAAATGCTATCGGGAGCAGGCTAGCAGACAGAAAGAGATTTCCAAAATGCCAGAGAAAATCAGGAAATTGATTCAGAGTGTCGCAGACAAGTCATATTCGGCTCAAATTTCCAGTTTAAGGGATGTCGCGATAAAAACCTTAGCTGATAGTAAAAGAGCTGAAAATGAGGCCTTAGAGATTAGCACAGATGGTGTTCAGATGCCAGACAGGGCGCGCAAGAGATTAAATGAATTAATATAAATGTAGAAAGGAGTCGGAGCCGCTGGCCAGCGAAGGGAATTCCAGGCTCTTTTTATTAAAAAATATGGATGATGCATTGAAATTTGCCATAGAAAATGGCATAATAGACTTATCATACGTGCAAGAAAAATATGAGATGAGCAAAAGAGAAGAATTATTAGAGAAACACAAATGGGCCATTAGCCAAGGAAAGGATGGGTATTGGAGAACTTATCTGCCAGATGGAAATAATGGGAGAAAAATGATAAAGAAGCATACCAGAAAAGATGCTGAAGATGTTGTGATAGGATATTACAAAAAACAGGAAGAAAAAGATAGGACATTTTTGGATGTGTATATGACATGGAGAAGCGTCCAAGACAGGATGGTATCTGATAACACAGTTTATAAATATGAAACTGATTTCAAAAGATATTTTGAGAAAACTGAATTTTCTTCTATCAAAATAATAGATATTAACGAAGATGACATTAAATTGTTTATGGTTGACACAATAAAAAAACTTTCGCTATGTCAAAAAGCCAGCAAAACATTGTTTGGATATATTAGAAATACTATCTTACACGCTATGAAGCATAAAATAATTTCAGAAGATCCAACGAAATTGCTTATGGCAAAAGACTTTTATAAGTATTGTACGCATAAGAAAAAAACCATAAATGAACAAACAATATCCGAAAAAGATATGAAACTGCTTTCTGCTAAGATAAATCAGGATCACGAAGAGCATCCAGAATATATGCCAGCATATGCCGTGCAGCTTGCATTTTTCACAGGAATGAGAGTAGGAGAAATATCTGCTCTTACATGGAATGATATTACGGAAGATGGAATTATTATAGACAAGTCTGAGAAATATAATAGAAAAACAAAGGAATATTATATTGACAGTACAAAAAATGGAAAAGAACGTATATTCCCCATGACTATGCAGATAAAAAAATTGCTTGATTCCGTGAAAATGGTTGAAATGAAAAATGGTTTTATTTGTGAATTCGTATTTGCAAATGCAGAAGGAAGAATTCATGCTCCAGTAATATCATCATGTATTAAAAACAAGTGCAGGCAGATTGGTATAAATGAAAAGGGAATTCATGCATGTAGAAAAACATTGAATTCAAGGATGCGCTGTGATGGCGTGTCGGCGACAATGGCAGCTTCTTTATTAGGTCATTCGCCAGAAGTTAATGAACAGTACTATACATTTGATGTAAGCACAATGAGAGAAAAAACAAAAATAGTTGAAAAGGTAACAAATGTAATGTAAAGGAACATACGTTTTGATTACTATTTTGATTACTTTTGATTACTGTAGCCCGAAAAAGCACGTAAAATCAAGGGTTTCAGAGCTGTTTTGGGGGCCGAGAGGTCGCAGGTTCAAATCCTGTTGCCCCGATTTTTCCTTGTAAAATCAATGTTTTAGAGGTACTGCAAGAACGTATGTTTTGATTACTTTTGATTACTAGTAATCAAAATGCTGAAGAACAAAAGAAAGGAGTTTCTTGCACGTATGATATTAAGTTGGCAGACAGACGGTGTCCATGATGAGTCCGAGTCTCATTGTCAGAATCAGAAACCGCAGGTTTATATAGCCTGCGGTTTTTAAACGCATTAAAAATTAAGCCCCCCTACCTGAGGGGAGCATCTGTAAAATCTGATTTTCAATTCTGGGAAATTTTTTTGAAATTTGTAGATCTATTCGGAATTTTTTTCGATACCCCCGTACCCCCACCTTGCCATCTGAAAAATCAGTTTTGAACTTATCGAAAAATTCTTTTCAAAAATCGGGTCAGTTTTTTGCGATTTTCAAGTCACCTTAATACAGCTCTGGAACGTCTGCCTGGTTCCCTGCGTTGGAATCAAGGCCACCAGAAGCCGCGGAACGTCTCAGCCTATAGAGATATAGGGGGAGCAAATAAAAGCCCCGGAATGGGCTATAAACGATTTATAAAATCATAGCACATTCAAGACCCAGCCGCAAGCCGTTTTTCTGGCAGCATCCAGGCAAAACGCCAATAAGCCCGGGAATTATTCCGGGCTGTTCTGGCTGTGTTTGTATTCTAGGCTAATTTGTTCCGCGTTTATTCCCGATTCGCTGATAAAATCCGGGAACGCTTCCGCAGGGATGAATTGAGACATCAGAACGGCTGATCCGTCCATCTGATGCAGCAGAAACCCGCGGAACCCGTTGTGGTTCGCCGGTTCTATGCGAAAATCTGGTTTTTCTTTCATTGGTTGCCTTTCTCCCCTGTTCCCTGGGGGCTGGGAAATTAAATCACGCCCGCGCCTGCTGACGGCTGCCGGACTGGATACCGGAACGGGCGGAAAGTTTAGGCGATCCCAAGACCGCCCAAAAAATTATAATTGACATACTGCCAAGAATCCGGAACAAGCCCAGAATATCCGCATATCTGGCGCAGTCTGTGGAGATGACGCCGCAAACCAGCGACAGGACACCAAACGGAAGCCCCGCAGCCGGAGCCTATAACCGGTATACTGTAAACCGTCCCGGAATACTCCCACAAGTCCCAGTTGCCGGAATTGGCAATAAATACACCGCTTTCCGTGATTGTTCGGGCTTCATCTTTCCAGATGCCGCCCATGTTTTCGAAATCGTACTTCCTCATAATGTTTTTACCTCCTGACAAAAGCGGTTTTTCTGCCGGTTTGCCGCTGCCGGTTGTGTTCTGGCTTTATCGGTTCCCAGTCAACGCCCTTTTCCTTTTAAGGTCTGAAAAGGGTAAATCATCCCAAAAACAGCCGGAGGGCTTGCGCCTCCGGAGCCGCTGGACTGTCTATATTAACCCCAATTAAAAACAAATTGCGGAAAAAGTTTTTCAAGTAAAACAGAATCATTACAGTAGTAGTCACCAACAATTTTGTTATTTTTGTAGATATTTCCTCTGTATCCATCACCAGGATAAAAGAAAATATCTATTCTTTCCGCTTCTTCTTTTTTGTCTCCGTACCACATATCAATATTAAAATTTTTCATATTCTGCATCTCCTTCTTTATTTATTCCCTTTTCGGGTAAAAGCAAGCCGGGGAACCGAACCCCGGTAAAAGCCTTTCTTTCTTGCTCAAATAATAACGCCTAAATCTCATGCATTTTGTTTTTGCATCGCAGAACGCCTTCCAGTTTTCTGGCGTCATGTTTTGCAAATAGCTGCTTTTTTGCTTCTTTGTACGCCTGCAATGCGTTTTTCTTGGATTCCTGTAAATTCATCATGATTTTATTCTCCTTCCGTTTTGCCCTGTCTTATCTGTGCAGGTGGGGCAGTTCCTACAGACCGCCTGGCGGCGGTTTCGACTATTTAGTTTTTCTGTATATGCAACCGGTCCAGGTCTGGCAGGTTGTACCGTTGCAGCTCTTGCCACGCTCCAAGCAATCAAAACATATTACATTCAGATCGCTATAATAAATTTTTCTAGCTTCTTTTTCTTTCTTCTGCTCTCATGTCAAGCACTCTTTTCAAATGCTCTCTTCACTGGCTCAGAACACATATTTTTTCTTTATTGATTTCGCAAGTGTTACCATTTCGGCGGCTGCCTTGTCGTAAATGTGATTTATAATGCTGTCGTATTCCTCAGCCGTGATATTTAATTCTTGTAAATCCTGTGCATATGTAGTTTTCATATTTTCCACCTTTTAACCTTTCTTTTTTGTGGCTTGCCATCGTCAGCGGACAAGTTGCCGTCTTGCCCGGACGCCCCAGGGTGGAGCGTTTCGGCTTAAAATTCGCTAGGTTTTTCGTATCGGATTATAACAACCGTTTCGCCTGATTTTTGGAGTGTTGCAGTGCCGTTGTACATCGGTCCGTTAAGTCCTAACAGCTTCGGCTGATTGTATAATTCTTCTCTTTGGCTCTCTGCCAACCTGCCGTTATTGAATCCGTAAATAAGGCTTTCAAATTCTTCTGCTGTTTTGATTTGCGCCGGTAAATCATAGACACATTTCTGACCACTTATTGTTCTTCCTGTAATCATACTTTTAATCTCCTTTATAATTGTTTTTGATTAGGTTTTCTTTCTGATGCTATTATTATAATCGATTATGATTATAAAGTCAATAACGAATTATAATTATTTTTGATTATTTTAAAATAATTATTGATTTTTTATAATCAAATGCTATTATTTTCTTGAGGTGACAACATGGGAGCAAGTAAGTAAATAAAGCAAGTGATGATAGAAAAAAATATCAAGGTTTCTGAACTGGCCGAAAAAATCGGCATGAAACCGCAGCCCCTGAGCAATAAACTTTTCCGAGATACTATGAGCTATAGTGATGTGGAGAAAATTGCTGCAGCTATGGGATGTGATGTAAAAATAGTTGATCGTGAGACAGGGCGGGAATTTTAACGCCCTGTTTTTTTAATTCCTCCTTTCTCTGTTCCTCCCGTCTGCATCTCC